AACCTTGAACGTCTCGCCATTGCGATGCCAGCCGGTTTCGCGCTTGCTGGTGATGAACCGGAAGGCGAGCTTGGCTTCAGCCAGCGGAACGGAAGCCCCCTTGCTGGTTTCGAGGATCGTTTTTTCGCTCGGCGAACACGCGCCGGTTTCATCCGGGATCAGACTCGCTTTTGCACGCAAGTAAACCTTGGTGATGTGATGCGGAATCGTCACCAGCTTGTCACCAGCCAGCCAAAGCCGGATCGCGTCAGCCGCTTCAGCTTCCTGCCGGGCTTGCTTGGCCGCAGCCGCCTTGCGTTCACGGGCCGCAGATGCCGCCGCCTTCGCCTTCAACGCGACCAGATCGGTCTCGCCCGGCACCGCGAAGCGCGTGACGAAACCGAAGTGCTGCGCGAATTCGTTCGCCTCATCGACCAGCCGCGTCAGGCATTGCAGCGCAAAATCCGGGTTGCGGGCACGGGCCGCAGTCAGGGCCGCTTCCTTGATCCGTTCGCGGTACTCGGCCAGATGATCCTTGCCCGGCCCCTTCAAAACGTCCGCGACGGTGAACACCTTGAGATGATGGCAGGCGCTCCGCGTGATGCTGATATGCCGCGCCGTTGAACTGCTGTACCCCTTCGTGGTGAACAGCACCGCGCCAAGGTAATGCCGGGCAATCGGGAAGTGATGGCCGTAAGAGTAGATTGTGTCGCCGTTGAAATAGAAGCTGCTTCCTTTTGCTTCTGCCCGTGATTTGTTCGCCCAAAGATGGGCTACCTGTTCATTGTTCATTCGATTTCCTTTGTTTTTTGAAGCGTAATTGCTTCAGCCCGGCCACCGGTTTTTACCGGTGCCGGGATGAAACCATCACGGGCAGGCCGCAGCAATCAGCGTTTCGGCCACGAGCTTTTTGTGCTCCTCGATTGAATACCGCGCATGATCCTCCGCCTCCCCAGCCATGTATTTTTCGCCCTCGTCATCACCCTCAAATCCCCAGCATGAATCCCCTTCGATTGTCCCGCCGTCCGGGGTTTCAATCGTCGTGGTGTAGCCCAGCCAGTGCCAGTCATTGTTACACCAGCCCCGGCAGTATTCAAAATCGCGCTCGACCGCCTCCGCCGTGATTTCCTTCACCGTTGGCGTGCGGCCCAGCTTTGCGGCCAGCTTTGCCTTCGCTTCTTCGCCCAGCCCCCAGCCTTCCGCCTTGGCCTTCTTGATCGTGGCCGGGATGTCATAAAACCGGCTGCTGCTCCGGTCTGAAGTCAGAACACGTTCACCGGCCCGCTTGTCGCGCCGTTCCCAGCCCGTCACAATGCCGTGGCCATCGTGCTCCTCCCATGGGGCACCCATGAAAGGATCGTGATAGATTGAGATTCTGGCGGTGTAGCCGTCCAGCTCGAATGATTTTGTTTTAATTGCTTCCATAGATTTCCTTTTTGTTCTGGCGAGTTGAGTCTCATCAGCAGCCGCAAAACGGCTGGACGGGCTCGCGCCCGTTTCGACTTCAGCCATAAATCACTTCACCAAGGCAGGCCAGTTGCGCGAAGGCGTCAAAGCTGGTGGCGTCCGACTGGCCCAGCCAGTCGTCCCATCTTTCCCAGTCGGCGGACAGCGGGGGCGGGGTGCAGCCCTTCGGCCATTTGTCCGTGAACATCAGCGGGAATGCGGCCAGCAGCTTGGCCTTGTCCAGCTCGTAATCCTTGCCCTCCTCGTCGTCGGTGAACGAGAATTCAAACGCCTTGTAGCGCCAGCCGTGGCAACGGAGCGCGCAACCGTTGGAAGCTTCAGGAAAGTTTTCCATGATGCCGCCGATAATACGCTCCACCATTTCCAGCGGAATTTCGACGGCCAGCTTCAGCGCACCACTTTTAGCGGCTGGCGCATCATTCACGGGCTCCCATGTCACGCTGAAAACCCATTTTGCATTTGCCACGGTAGCGGCTTGATGGAAGCAATGCTCAACATGAAGATCACCCGCACCACCCTCGCTGAATTTCAAAAGGGCTTCATCCAATGTGGTAGCAAAGCAGGTACGAAGCACGCGGACTGAATCCGCCAGTTTGTAATGGTATTTTTCACTCATAGATTTCCTTTGTAGTTTTGACTCACCTTGTTGCCAGACTTGTCACTGGACGGGTTGAGACATTCAACGCCGTGTAGGTTTAAAACTTGGCTTTTCAATCGGTTGCCGGGCAAGGCGTTTAATCCTCATCCATGTCCCCGTCGTTCTGACGGGTTGACCGCCCGGTTGCGTCACCTGACCTGATACCGGGATCAAACTGCTTACCAGTTGCACCGTTTCTACGCTCGGCAGCGGGCTGAATCTTTTTCGTCCCGGCCATCGGGACTAACCTTACGGTGATACCAATTTAACAGATCGTGTTAAACTGTCAACACCTATTTTGACAAAGTTGTCAAAGCTGTTTGAGGCAATAGGGACGGGCTGGAAGCGTGCCCGCAGTCATCCCGGTGAAATTATCGGCGCGATTTTTTGAGGTAGGCGTCAGGCCATTCGCCCCACTTTTTGAAAAACGCCCGTTCGTCCGCTTTGGTAGTCGGATCATTGGCCACCTTCAGGCGGATGCGTTGTTTGCAAGTAAGGCCGGATTTATTGGTCGAGAGCGGTGTTTTCATTCGAGGCTGGCGAAGGGGTTGCGGGTTGCGAAATGCCGTCAACGATTTGAGCGGCGGTCACGTTGTTACCCTTGTTGAGCTGATCGCAGAAAGCTTTTTCGGTGGCTGATCCGGCTGACCATGTGAGTGATTCTTTGGGCGGTTTTGGCGCTGCTTTTTTCTTGGCTTTCCGCACCTTGGCCTGCGATGCCCGCCAGCTTTCGCGGAGGGCTTCACGATCCTGCACACCCCGGTAATACGAGTAGCTGACGATCATCCAGCCCCAGTCGCGGCCAGCGTCCAGCGGGATCAGCCGCCGCCCGTCGTGCTCTTTGTTCTGGGATCGCGGATCAGGCTTGCACAGTTGCTCGATGCCGAAACGGATTTTTTCCAGCGGTACATTTGCACGCCGGGCGATGGCCTCCTGCGTCATGTTCACGGCTCCGGTTCTGTCTGCCATTTTGAGCAAGTCCTCGAACACATGGCGCACCTCGTAATTTTCAGCCAGTGAGGAGTCGAAAATCGCCGTGAAGATTTTTGCGTACATAAGGCCGACATTACAGGCGATTGTCGTGGGTGTCCATGACAATTTATGATGTCAAAAATGTCTGTCAAAAGTCCACAGAAGCAGATGCAGAGGCATTGCGTAGCATGACACGGTTTGACGGTGGCAGGATCGTCAGCCGGATCAGTGGTGAAGTCCATGAATGGGACAGTGAAGATTTGAGTGGACGGATCGGACGTGTCAGCGCACATTTCTCGTTAAATGGACGCTGAATTGGCCTACACTCGCGCTCGGTCATCCGATGCCCGGCCTTTGATCGACGATTTACTGCTTGTCCATGATCCTCGGCGACTTGCGATGATGCTGGGGATCAAGCGGGCGGCACTTTCATGGAAGAAACACCCCGTCCCAGTGGCTCGTGCTGCGTTAATGCTTCACCTTATGACGTTTGCACCGGGTCAGAAGGTCTCGCTGTTCGACATTCTTACGGGGTGCCGGTATAAGATCGGATCATCTTGTGGCATGGCCAAGCCCCAGATCGGCAGGCCGGACGTTACATTTAATGCCACAGATGTTGCAACCCCTTGCAAATCAGGGTAAACGCCTTGTGGTCGGCAGTGAATATATGAACGATTGTGCATCTTTAATTCAAATCGGGACACTGGCTGGACGGCAGGCCGGGAGGGGGATTTTGGGGGTGCCGGGGGTCGTCAGATTTCAACGTATAGGGTGCTGCGGTCTATGTCGTCCCTTCAAAAAAAACGCAACGATCCCACCAGCCAGCGCGATTCACCTTGCACCCTCTGCGTCGTCAGGGTGTGCAACGTGCAGAAAAACGGAAAAGGGCTGGGCCGTCGAATTTCCGAAAAACTGAAAATTTTTCTCGCGCCTGCGGCGATGATCGCGGAGAGTGCGGTCATGCTTCAGCGCGTACCACGAAACCGGGTGCCTTACCACCAGCTCGATACGCACGTCCACATGAAGCCCCTGCTCAACTCGAAGGCCACCATCCGAAAAACGTCGGTCAAGAAACCATGAGTCAGGATGTCATCGGCGGAATCTCTGTCATCCAGCGCAGCCGCTTCTGGTCGCAAGCGCCGATCTACCGTGTCTCCCACATCCTGCACCACGCGGACGGTCGCCGGGGCACGATCTGCCTGTGCATGACCGAGGGGCCGACGGAGCCGCCCGGTGTGGCGGAGATCGCGGGCGAACCGGTCTGGCAGTTCATCAAGGGCTTGCCCGGCCATGGCTGGATCGCGTGCCATCCGAGCGTCCGGCAGTTCGTGACCGTCGAGGGCGTGCAGCGTGATCTGTTTCACAATGCCTACGACTGGCAGGTTCAGTACGTCGAGATGCGGTGGCAGGAGCCGGACATCGGCCAGCAGCCATGCCAGATCGAGCGGTACGATGTGCTGCTGACGCTGAACAACCCGGAGTTGTCGGACGCGGAGCGGGCCGCGAAGTTCGCCGAATTCAGGCAGCACGGCGTCATTTACTGATTGACAAATCTGTCAAACATGGCAGGGTCGGTGAATGATACGAACCGTATTTGAATCCGTCCTTGGCGTGGTCATTTTAATTCTGGCCCTGAACATCTACCTTGAAAAGCGGCATCATGTGCAGCCCGGCCCGCATTGGCACGTCGAATTGGACTGCCGGTATCATACCCATTCTTGGGTGGCGGACGCGGAGCCGACGTATGACCAGCAGGCGCATCTCCTGCGGTTCAGCGTTGATGGCGTGCCCACGCTCGTCCAAGGCGATGTCGTGATTACCTACAAATAACATGAAACTTTTCCTCACCCCCGGCTGGAACGGGACATACGAGCCGACGACCCTGCTGATGATTCTCATCCTGCTAGTCCCGGCCTGCACCCTCCTGTTTATTGTGCTCCTGTGGCTCGACCAGAACAACAAGGTGCCATGGCTCTGCTGCCCGCTGTTTCACCGCAGGCACCGTGTCCTCTGGCACTCGTCCGACGGCGACTTCATCAAGTGCTCGCGCTGCGGGCGCGTGGAAAACTGCCTGTGATATGGCCAAGCGCAAGCCCTGCCGAAAATCCGGGAAAATCAAATTCCCGTCGCACGAGGCGGCGGCGATCCGGGCGGGCGAAATCCTCGCCAAGCAGCCCGGTGGCGCGAGCTTCCTGCGGACGTACCTCTGCGGCTTCTGCGGCAAATGGCACCTGACTTCCCAGCCCGCGTAATACCAGAATCAGATACAACTTCAGAATCAGATACAGACTCAAGGTGCTAACGCACCATGTTACGGTGTGTTACAAGGTAACATTTTAATTGACAACCCGGACAACCAGCCCCATTATCAAAACCATGAGCCAGCTATACGCCCGCGTCTTTCTCCAGATTCTTGATTCATCCATCTCCGAGGATTACACCATGCGCCACATCTTCGAGGACTTGCTGAAGCTGTGCGATCACCGTACCGGCGTGGTGGACATGACGCGGCAGGCGTTGAGCCGACGGCTGAACATCCCGCCCGACGTGCTGGACGCCCAGCTTCAAAAGCTGGAGTCGCCCGATCCGAACAGCCGGGACGACGAGTTCGAGGGCCGTCGCATCGAGCGCCTTGACGAGCACCGCGACTGGGGCTGGCGGATTCTGAACTGGGCCAAGTACGATTCGATCCGGGTGAAGGCCGACCTGTCCATCCGGGTCGCCCGGCACCGCGAGAAAAAGGCGGCGGAGAATCCGTCGGAGAAATTCAAGAAGCCGACCGTCGAGGAGGTCAAGCTCTACGCTTCCGAGAAGGGGATGCCGATGTCGGAGGCGGAAAAGTTTTTCCATTACTACGAGGCGAACGGGTGGCGCGTCGGCAAGAACCCGATGAAGAACTGGCACTCGGCGGTCGCCAACTGGAAAAAGAATTTCGAGGAGCGCAAGTACGGCGGCGGATTGCCGCCCGCCGACAAGCCGGTGCGCGATCTGGATGTCTGGCATCTCGGCAGCGGCAAGTACAATCTCACCAACGGGCCGAAGCGCGAGCATTTTCCAAATCAGGCGGCGTTCGATTCGCATCTGCGGATGTGGCAATCGTGGCAGGCCAACCGGCTCCGCCAGAAGGAGGCGAAATAAAATGCCCGAAGAAACGACCAAGGAAAAAATGTTGAGCTGGGCTGACAAGCTTTACTGCGATGCGAAATTTGTCCGGTCGCAGCTCGTGCAACTCGCTCCGCAGTACCGGCAGAAGGACGAATACAACCAAGAAGGTTTGTATCTCGAAAATATCAAGGTAACGCTACGCCTGCGCCGTGTGGTTTTACAACTGGCGGAACGATTAAAATGATCGACTCCGTATCAGAGCACGCGGGAGAGCCAGACTTCCGTGGATCACGTCGGCCAAAGACGTTGCAGGAGCGCGGTGCGGCCACGCTCGACCGGGTGCCGCCGCATGAGCTTCAGATGGAGATGGGCGTGCTGGGCTGCATCATGCTGTCCCCGCATGAATGCCTCAACGAGTGCATCACCAAGTTCAAAGAATTCGGCAAGGAGGTTTTTTACGACCTGCGCCATCAGGCGATCTACGAAACGATCCTGATCTTGTACGAGGCCCGGTTGCCCGTCGAACTGATCTCGGTGCAGCAGAATTTGAAAGACCGCCAGTTGCTCGAACAGGTCGGCGGCATCGCTTACATCTCGCAGATTCAGGACAGCGTTCCGAGCGCGGCCAACCTTGGCTACTACATGGAGGTCATGCTGGAGAAGTTCATGCTGCGCCGGATGATCGAGACCTGCACGGGCGTCGTTGGCCGCATCTACCAGTACGAGGGCGAAGTGGATCAACTGCTCGACGAGGTGGAAAAGGAAGTCCTGAAGGTCGGTGATATGCGGCGAAACACGGACGAGATGCCGACGGACAAACAGCTCGTCAACGAGGCGATCACGCAGATCGAAACTTATTTCAACAAGAAGGGCGAGCTCACCGGGCTGGCCACCGGCTTCCCAGACCTTGACCGGATGACCGACGGGCTCGTTGAGGGCTTCTACGTCATCGCCGGTCGCCCGTCCACTGGGAAAACTTCGCTGGCGATGAACATCGCCGAGCACGTCGTCATTGAATTGAAGCAGCACGTCGGCGTGTTCAGCCTTGAGATGTCGGCGCAATCGCTGATGCTCCGCATGATGTGCAGCGTCAGCCGCGTGAACCTGCGGATGATCCGGGATGGCTTCATGTCCGAGGCGGATTTCCCGAAGCTGATGAACGCGGCGGGCAAGCTGGCGAAAGAGCTGCTGCACATCGACGCCACAGCCGGGCTCTCGATCATGCAGCTCCGCTCCCGCGCCCGCCGCATGAAGATGCGCTTTGGTATCAAGCTGCTCATCGTCGATTACCTTCAGCTCTTGAATTCCAGCAACCGCAAGGTCAAGAGCCGTCAGGAGGAGATCGCGGACATCAGCGCCGGGCTGAAGGCGCTCTCGAAGGAATTGCACATCCCGATCATCGCGCTGGCCCAGATGTCCCGCGATTTCGAGAAGAACAACACGGGCAAGAAAAAGCGGAAGCCGCGCATGAGCGATCTGCGCGAGTCCGGTGCCATCGAGCAGGACGCCGATCTAGTGGCGTTCCTTTTCAATCCGAACGCGACGGACGACGAGGATGAGATGGAAGCGCAGCAGGAAGCCGACGGCCTCGCCATCGACCTGCTGATCGCCAAGCAGCGTAACGGCCCGACTGGGACGGTGCATCTCACCTTCCTGAAACCGTACACGCGCTTCGAGAGCGCGGCAAAATTTAGCAACGACGATATTCCCGACGGTAAATAACAAACAACCAAGAAAGAAAAAATACTATGGCCTCGTTTAACAAAGTAATCCTGATGGGCAACCTGACCCGCGACCCAGAGCTTCGGTACACGCCGAAGGGCATGGCCATCGCCAAGATCGGCCTTGCCGTAAACCGTGTGTGGACGAATGAAGCAGGCGAAAAGAAAGAGGAGGTGACGTTCGTGGACGTGGATATGTTCGGACGCACGGCGGAGAACGTCGCGCAGTACATGAAGAAAGGTCGGCCCATCATGGTCGAGGGCCGTCTCAAGCTCGATCAGTGGGATGACAAGACGACCGGCGCGAAACGCAGCAAGCTTGGCGTGGTCGCGGAGACTGTGCAATTTCTCGGCACCGCTCCCGGAGCCGGTGAAGGTGGCGGAGCGCCCGCACCATCGCAGCGCACCCAGCGTCCATCCGCGCCCCCTGCCGCGCAGGGCGAACTGCCAGTCGAAGGCGACGGCCCGCCTGAAGATGATGACGGTACGAATGTTCCTTTTTAATGTTTGACATACTTGGCAAGTTCCATTTTAATACCCACATGAAGCGTTGCTTCAAATGCAAAAAAGTAAAGCCGCTGGGTGAGTTTTATGCTCACCCTAAAATGCTCGACGGCCACTTGAACAAGTGCATCGACTGTGCCAAAAGTGATGTGGCTGCGAGAGTGATCGAAAAATCACAAGACCCGAAATGGTTGGCCGCAGAGCGTGAGCGTCACCGGCTGAAGCAGGCAAATTACCGAAGGCTTGGTATTGCAACGCCGGTATCAAAAGAAGCGCGTAAGCAGTGGGCAAAAAGAAACCCGCACAAAATAAAGGCGCAACGTAAGGCTAATTGGGCCGTCCGGTCTGGCAAAATCAAACGTAAGAAAAAATGCGAAGGCTGCGGAAAGCGAAAGCGATTACAGATGCACCATGATGATTATTCAAAGCCGTTGGCGGTTAAATTCCTGTGTTCGGGATGCCATGGTGAAGCCCATCAGAAATGAAAACGCCATCACGCAAACCCTGTTGCATCCGCAACTGCCGGAAGTCGGTCGGGCCGTCGGAGAAAAGCAATAAGTGCCATTTCCACCGCCGCATGGCTTTCAAGAATAAGTTTCCGCTGAAGTATTCATTCGGTTACTTGCGGCGGCGGGCCAAGGTGCGCGGTGTGGTTTTTAAACTGACCTACGCGGAGTATGAGGCGTTCGCCATCAAAACCGATTATGCGCGGATGAAGGGCCGGAGCTCGCTGTCGCTGTCGGTGGATCGGATTGAAAACTCGCTGGGGTATTACCCTTGGAACATTCAGGCGATGACGATCCGGGAAAATGCGCGGAAGCAGTACGTCCCGTATTTCAATGGCGGCAAGATGCCGCAGCGGATGGCGGAGCAGCAGCATCACTTTGACAAAGAGTACCGCGCAAGGTGCGAGGGGTTGGCCCGGTCTGTGGGCGCGGTGTTCGAGCCGGGCACAAAAGAATTTTGGCGGCTGTTCCGCCATCGAAAGATAAAAATGTTTGAACAAGTAACAGCATAAAATTATGAGCACAACATTCACTGAATTCGTAACCCTTGAACGCTGCACCTGTGGAAAGTGCGGCGGCGTCTTTGCTTTGAATCAAGACGTGCTGACCTATGCGCGTGCAAACGCTGGTCATTATCATTGTCCATATTGCGAAACCGAATGGGGTTGGTCTAAATCCGAAGCGCAGAAATTGCGCGAGCAGCTTGAGCAGACGCAGCGCGAATTGCGCGAGGCGAATTGCCGGGCGATCAATGAGCGGGCAGCGCGTGAATCCGTTGAGAGCGAAAACATAAAGCTTGGTAGAAAACTTGTCCGTGTTCGCAAGGGTGTATGCCCATGCTGTACCCGCTCGTTTTCAAACCTCAAGCGCCACATGGAAACGAAGCATCCTGAAGTTAGCAAGGCATGAAGCTCCTGATCGTAGATGGCAGCAACATCGTGATGCGTGCCTCGTTCGGTGGAAAGATTGATCCCGCGCAATCCACACCGACAGCCATGGGCATGATCGACCGCGCTTACCGCGATCTTGAAGCCACGCATCTCGTGATCGTGTTCGACTGCCCGGATTTTCCGACGTGGCGCAAAAAGCTTTACCCGGAATACAAGGCTCACCGCGAGACCGACACGCGGCCATGGATCGACGCCGCGCTCCGAGACTGGGATCGCTCGAAGCAATGGATTGAAGTAGCCGCAGGCTTCGAGGCGGACGACATCATCGCCACCATCGCCGAACACGCGAAGCAAATGTGCGAAGTCTTGGTGCTCTCCAGCGATTCCGATCTGTTCCAAATTTCCTGCCCGGAAGTTTGCGTGTGCCGTCCGGTGAATGGTGGCGGAGTATCGGCAATGACGGAGGACATGATCTGCGAGCGGTACGGCATCGGCTACCCGGAGCTCATCGTGGACTTCAAGGCTCTGACTGGCGAGGACGGCGACAATGTGCCGGGCGTCGAAGGCATCGGAGCGGTCAAAGCCGCGCAGCTTTTGAAAGCCTACGGCACGCTGGAGGATGTCATCAAGGCCGGGCAATCGAAGTCATGCAAGGGATCAACCAAGGTGGCGGAGGCCGCTGAAACGGCCCGGCTCGCCCATCGGTTGATCTCTTTGGACAAAGCAGCGCCAGTCGTGAACTTGCTGTTGAAGCTTTTTTGTTTGAGCGAAAATTTCAAGCTCGCGCAGGATCAGTATCCAATGACGCTGCCGGAGCAGCGTGAGTACATTTACACTTTTCAGGAGCGGCTTGGAATTCTTGGCGCGGATCGCAACCCGACGGACGATCAGATTATTATTGCGAAGCTCGACGCCCAAGCGGTGATTGAGAAAATGAGATTATGAGCCTGACCCGCGACCTCATTGCAAAAAAGCCTTGGGACTTTGCCGCCGAAGAAAAAAAGCACGCCGGGTGGATCACCATCGCGCAGCGTGTCGTCAATGGTGATTACAGCAAGGCGGACGGCTCAACCCGGACAAGCCTCACCATCGGTCTCCGTGGATACCCTGATGACATTTGCCAACGTGCCGTGGAAATTCTGAAAAAATATGAACGCTAACGATTACATAAAGCAGGCCGAAAAAATCGAACCTGAAAAAGCGGTGCGGATGGGCCAGCAGTACACGCAGCTCTGGTCAACGTCCGAAGTGACTTGCCACTGCGGAACAAAGATTCATTTCATGGACGCATTTCGCTGCCTCTACTGTGGCGAGTTTTTTTGCCAGCGGTGTGCCGAGGTTCACTTCGGCCAGACGCACCGCGACTGGATGAAGCAAAAGCACCCTGAAGTATTGAAGCAACTAGATGGCGAAGCGATGGTCGAGTATTACAAACACCCGTCAAGGCCATGATTAGCTTGTTGCAAACCATCCAGAATTATGTTGCAACGAAACTGAACTTGTATAATCTGGATGTCATGCACTCAACTGTTAAAAAAGATAAAAGGTGGAAGCATGGATTTGCTGTTAAAAAGCAGATCGCTCCAGAGTATAGTTGCTGGGCTACAATGGTTCAGCGTTGCACAAATAAAAAATCAAAGGATTATAAATACTACGGAGGGCGCGGCATCAGGGTTTGCAATCGCTGGCGAAATTCATTCGTAAACTTTTTAAAAGACATCGGCAAAAGACCGTCCAAAAAACACTCTCTGGAGCGGAAAGATAATGACGGTCACTATACGCCATCAAACTGCCGCTGGGCAACAAAAGCAGAGCAATCAAGCAATCGTCGAGATAACAGGATTTTAACTTACAAAGGCCAGTCAAAAACGATTACGGAATGGGCGCGGTTGACTGGCTCAAAATTTATGATTATTTCAAGGCGCATAGCAAGGGGGTGGAGCGTTGAAGATGCCCTGACCGAACCAATACAACAGCGATGAGCGTCGAGAATCTAAAAAAAGTTTTCGTGCAGGCGAACGCCAGCGACATGGCTGACGGCAAGCGGTCGTACCAGCGGTACAACCAGTTGATGCGCCTGATGGGTGAGCAGAACGGATACGATCACACGATTGCCGCCGCAGTGTTCTGCGCCCTGTCTCCGAACAATGATTTCAACGGCAACCTGCGGGATGCCCGCAACCTCCTGAAAAATCACCGGGCCGGGCGCGGCATTGACGATTTCAAGGTCTCGACTTACGGCAACAACAAGCGCAAGGCGTGGGCCATCGTAAACGGCGCTGATCCGCTGGAGTTAATCAAGGCTCCGAAAACGCGCAGCTTTTTTCTGAACGTCTGCGATCCGACCGACCACAAGCCGGTCACGGTGGACGGCCACATTTACAACTGCTGGAACGGAAAGCGGATGAATCTGATCGGACTCCGCACGCTTGGAAATTACGACGAGGTGGCCGAGGGCGTGCGCGAGCTGGCGCGGGAGGAGAACATGGTGCCGTGCGAAATGCAGGGCATCCTCTGGTTCACATGGAAGCGCATCCACGGAATTTTGAGCACGCCGCAGATGTCGTTCTGGCACGACGACATGATCCTCGCCGGAATCGGATTTCACCGCACTGAACAATTAACCGCCGCTGTCGCATGAGAAAAATTTTTGAAACCAGAATGTACTGGCCGCGCATCCCGCTCGCGCCGGTTGCCCACAAGATTTGCATTTACGAAAACCTTGTGGCGTTCAGGACTGAAAAAGAGATGGGAACGTACCACGAGAAAAAGTGCTCATCCTGCCCCATCTACCGGAAGTGGAAATGCCCGGTCTGCAACGGCTATCATTTTCTGGCCAAGGAGATGCCGGGTGCCGGTGGATCATCGGGCACGCAGCGGGAAAATACCATCAAGCTTCCGCGTGCCGAATGGGAGTTTAAAATCAAGCCGCAGGAGCCCGGTACGCAGTTCAATGTGATGGTGTTCACCGAGCAGGATCGGGCTAGATTTGGCAAAGATGCCTCCGAAGAAGTTGTGCGCCGACTTGAAGGATACGGCGTAAAGATTGAGTGGAACAAAGGTCTGCCGATCACGGACGAGCGCGCCACACTGATGTTCGCCACAACTCCGATTCATTACCGGCGCAACGAGGCCGGTGACATGATGTACGGCTGGCACGAAAAAGTGGCCGATTTGCAGCCGGTGTGAAATCTTGAAATCAGTTGACCTCACGGGTTTTGGGTGCTAAGACAGCACTATGGCAGCAACGGATAAAGATCGTTTGGCCCGGCGTTCGGACATCAGCGGCGTCCAGCCAGTGCCGGAGATCAAGTTTCCGAAGCTTCCGGCGAGGATAGTTCAGATTGATCCAGAGGGTTGCAAGCAGTACCAGCAGCAGCTCGATCAGGTTTTTAACGACTGGATTCAAAAGCTGAACAATGTAACAGCCGGGCTTGCAGGCCAAATAAAACCGTGAAACTTTACTCTGCACTCGATACCCCGGCGCTCAATGGGACTACCCAGACACCGATCCGGGATTTGACCGGGAGGATCACCGGATATTCAACCAATGGCACCGGCATCTCGACGCCGCTCTATGGCGCATCTCCAGTTAAACCGACCCGCGCCAAGCCACAGCAAAATTCCGAGGGCAAGTGGATCGACACGAGCACGGGTATGCCGTATCACGGAACGTACACCGACGAGTCGGGCCGCACGCAGTATTACTCGAACGGCCAACAGGTGAGCAACGCGGCGGATGTCGGCATCCAGCAGCAGCCTTTCAGCGTTGAGCGCACGCCGAAAAATCCAACGATCAGCGGTGCCATCGACCAGCTCCAGTCGGAAATCCCGAACACCGGCCTGATGTCGAAGTCGTTCCAGAATTATTTGTCCGAGGCCAGCCGCGTGAACGCCGATGCGAAAGGCCAGCTCGCCAAAGATCAGGCCGCATACGACACGACCAGCACCGAGAACCGGCTGAACAACGACGTGGCATCGCAGTCGGATGCGCTGCTCGCCAACAACCGGAATTACGAGCTTGGACAAAATCAGGTTTTGAACGATGTCGGCGCGGCCACCCGGAATTACACGGGCGACCTTACCACCTCGCTCGCCGGGCTGGAAAAAGGCACGGCGCTCACCGCAGACCAGTTGCGGAAGAACAACGCCGATTATGCAGCGAATCAAAATAATGTTCAGGCGGATGTCGCCAATCAGACCCGTGATTACACGGCTGGCGAACAGTCGCGCATCAACGATCTCAATCAGCGGGCGGCGACAACCGATGCCAATATGCGTGCGAACAACGCGCAGTATTCCACGCAGCAGCACAATGTTCAGGGTGAGATCGCCGGACAGAACCAGACCTATTCGACCACGGTGGCTGATCGGCTGAACAAGCTGAAGTCCGATCTCGATACGCAGAACGCGCAGTACGAGAAGGCTTCGCAGGCCGTCGCGGATCAGGCGTATGGCGCGGCCCAGAAGCGGAATGATCTTTACCAGTTGACGAGCGGCACGCCGACCTCCGGCAGCGGCAACCTCGACAACCGGTACATCAAGGCTTATCAGGACATCAACATCCCGCTGCAACAGCAGCTCGCGGATCGCCGCTATCAGCAGGTCAACCAGCTCGATGCCGCGCACGCCGGGGCGGACGCGCAGAATTATCAAAACCTGATGTCGCAGTACGCGGGTGAATCCGCGCTCAACTCCGACCTATCCAATCGCGGTATGTCGCTGGAGCAATACCTTTCCAGTTTGTACGGCCAGAACTACAACGCGAACGAGAACGCGGGCCACAACATTTACGGCGCGAATCTTTCCGTGGACGCCGGGGCCAGCGCGTTGAATTCCGATCTGGCAAACCGCTCTACGAGCCTCGACCAGTATCTCCAGAGCCTTGGCACGCAGAACTACGGTGCCGAGACTTCCACTGCCGGTGCTGTGAACAACGCCCGGCTCGGCCTTGCCAGCACGACGGCTGGAATGAATACGGATTTTGCGAACCGCAACGCGGACACTACGAAGTATCTGGCCACGACCGACGCGCAAACTGCATCGCAGATTCAGGCGCTCCGGGTGCAGACCGCAGGAATGTCCCGCGCTGCCGCCGCCAGCTATCTCCAGCAGCTCGCCGTGCCGACGCAGATGGCGCAGCAGGTCTTGGGCAACGACATCGCCAACCAGAGCGCAGTGCAAGGTCTCGACGAGCGGGCGAACGCCTACACGTTCAACACGCCCTACGACGCTTCCCGCGTTCCGGCTTCGCCCGGATTTTCTGCGGTCGCACCGCGCAGCTACACGGCCACCTCCGGCGTGAACAACGGCCCGGTGTCCGGGAATTTGAACAGCCTGCCTTCGGGCTACACCGATACCGCAAGCAGCGGTCAGGTTGGAGCCGCTGGCGCAAATGGCTGGGTGCAGGGATCGGATGGAAATTATTATGTGCCCGATGCCACGCAGAAAACCGGCTACCGGCTGGTTTGGCAGAAGCCCGCGACTTTGGGTGGCCCTTACAATGGTAACACCTACAACGTCGGTGGCCGCACCTACAACTACGGTGAACCTGACAGCGGCAGCGGTGTCATTGATTACGGAGTACGCGCATGATTCTCTACGCATCATCTCCTGATGGGGTCGCCCAGCAGCAGAATTACTACGACCAGCTCCGAATGAACGCGGAGCAGAACAATGCCGCACGCTTCGACGCGGCACAGGCCCGTGCGCTTCAGGCCACCCTTCAGCAACGTGAATCCGACCGGCGCTCGCAGGATGCCGCCGATACCTCCGCAGAGCAAGCTGACCAGTTCAACCAGCGTCTTGCCTTCGAGGGTCAGCAAGGTGATCTGAACCGCGCTTCACACGAGAAGGACGTGAACACGCAGTACAGCTCGACGCACGCCGACCGGCAGGATGCGATCAATCAGCGCGATTTCGAGCAGGCTCAAAAGCTGGCCATGGCTGGTCAGATTCCGCAGACCGAGGAGAAGGTTGCCTCGCTGTATCCGAATTTCAGCAAAGACCAGATCAAAGTTTTGGCGGCGGCAAGCTCGCAGCACGCCTTCGACCGTTTCGGCACCGCTCTCGATATGTCGATCCGCGCCGGTAATCCGTTGCCGCTTGAAGCCGTCTCCAAGATCGTCAACCCGGACTCTCCGATGTACAAGGACGCGATTGATTTTCGCACCGAAAAACTCGCGCCGTTCGTCCAGCAGTTCAAGACCGGTGAGGACAAGGCCCGCAAGGGAAATTTAGCAGCAAAGATTCAGGCTGATACCGAGGCTGCACCGCTTCCGACTTCATTGAGCGCCAATACCCCTATGTGGGCTGGCGGTTATGCAAATCCTATCAACTGGGGTATTCGGCTCGGCGAGCATTTGTTCCCGGATATTACCCCAGATAATACAATCCAGCCTCGTGGCGACTGGCAGACGCGGGCTCCGTCGATTGTTTCATCGCTCCGCGCTGGGAATGATCCGGCTGTAACCACAGACGTTACAACTGGAAAATTTGTGAACACGATGCTCAATCCGAACGGTGGCCCGCAAGCACCGGAGCCGATTGTTCCGCCGATCCAGCCCGGCCCGGTCGCTCCTGTCCCCGGCGTTCCGACGGTCACAACTCAAGCCCAATTTGATGCGCTGCCCAGCGGTGCCATTTACATTGGAAAAAACGGTAAGCAATTTCGCAAGCCATGAAGCAAGATGATTTTGGCGGCATCGCATTGGACGATCCACAATCATCTGACGAATTTGGTGGTGTACCGTTGGCACCTTCCACATCGACAGATGAATTCGGTGGGGCACCTTTAACTTCACCGGCTCCGATTCAAGTCCCGGCGCAGAGCCAGCCGATGCCGGAGCCGATTCCATTCAAAAACCCGGACATCATCGCGCCCGCGCCGGAAGCGCCGTCGATCCCCGGCGTCTTGGCCCGCAGCGCGGCCAGAAATGTTCTGCCGACCGCAGGATTTATTGCGGCTGCGCCAGTCGGTCGCTTGGCCGGTGCTGCTGCTGGTGCCCGCACTGGCGCTCTGCTTGGAGCTCTGGTGCCCGGTCTTGGTGAAACTGGCGTCAGTGAGGGCGTTGGCGCAGTGATTGGTGGCCTTATCGGTATGTTCGCCACTGGAACAGCGGCGGCAACTGCAACGAAAGCACTTCAGACTGGCGCTGCCGATTACGTCGCACCAGATTCTTTCCTTGGAACGAAGTCGGAGCAGGCGGATATGGCGGCACATCCCATCGCCAGTGAGCTGGGAAGCCTTGCCGTCATCGGAAAACCGAATCCGTTCAACATCATCCGGGCTGCACGCACCATCGGGTCGGATACCGGACGCGCAGCACTCGCCGATCTGTTGAAAACTGGCGCGACCAAGGGCGGCTATCAGGAATGGGCCAAGACTTACTCGCCAGAGGTGCAAAAATCTGCTGTCAACGTGCTCAACGTCGCGCAGGCGGGCGGCATCAACGCGGCTTTCAATGTGTACGACCAGATCAAATCTGGAAATTACAGCGCGGGCGACCTTTTACGGTCGGCGGCGGAGGGCGCTTTGTTCAATGAGCCTTGGATTCACGCAAAAAATCCTGCGACCGACTCGTTTGATTCCGCACTGACACCCGAACAGGCCACGGAAGCGAATAAAAACCTCCGGGCGTTGAGCCCGTACCCGGAAACCGGGACGCCGACGAACATCTCGAAGGGGATCGTGGCCGTTCCGGTCGGTCAGCGGACGCATATCATCCAAGTGAACGGTCAGGACGCCGCCGTTTTGAAGCACGTCGATGGCGCGGACTTTCAGAAGGCGCAGGACGATGCTGGCGCGTCCGGGTGGGACGGATATTTTCTTAAAAAAGACCCGGAGAGCGGCAATCCGACGATCTACATCAACATGGATCACCTGAACCGTCAGGATTCCCTGTTCACGCACGAGTCAACGCATTTGCTGGAGGCCATGGGGCTCATCAACCAGCAGCAGATGGACGCCGTGAACACGACCTACGGCCAGATCAAGGTCAAGGACGCCGACGGAAATGAATTGCCCATCGCTCAAGAGGTGGCGAACCGTTACGCGAAATTTAATCAGGACAACAGCCGACCGGATCAGACGCCGGAAGATTTTCAGCGCGAACTTTTCGCCAACATCCTGCAACACTGGCATGAAACCGGGACTGCGCCGAAAGACACCTTCATCAAGCGGGCGATTGATTTCATTTCCGGCATTGCCGGGCTCGATAAATCGGGCGAACAGCACGCGAGAGACTATATCGCTGGCCGTTTTGAGAAGGCACCTGAAGAAGCCGGAGCTCCGGCGACCGCCGATCTTGTTCCGGCTGGCGCAGCGAGCGCGGCTCCTTTGCCAAATTTGGCATTTGACAAAAATCCTGTTCCGTCGCAGGCTACGGGTGATGTCAGACAAGCCGAAGAACGAGCAGGAGCCGGAGTACCACCGCCCGCCGAAGGGGTGGAAGCCGGGAGGCCCGCCGTTGGTGCTCCGCCCGCCCGCCCCGGTGCCGAGCCCAACGCCGCCGTCCAGCAAGCCGCCAATGCCTACAACGAAGCCGTAGGTCTCGGCCCAACGCAGCCGCATTACGTCCCGGTGGACGAGGCCCGTGCCCGCCAGATCGCCGCCGAGTACGAGAAGCTTCCGAAAACCGACCAGTCTCCGCAGACCCTTGCGTCCTACGAACAGCTTGGCAAGGAAATCCAGCAGCAGTGGGATTATGCCCGGAACAAAATGGGCATCACGTTCGAGGCTTGGACGAAAGAGGGCCAGCCCTACGCGAATTCCCGCGAGATGGTGAAGGATGTCCGGGACAATCATCACCTTTATTTTTTCACAGGCGGCGATGAGCATCCGCTGCTCAACGTCAAGGACGCTGACGGGCTCACGCTCAATGACAAGCTCCGGGCTGTCCATGACCTGTTCGGTCATGCGGCGGAAGATTTTCAATTCGGCGCACGCGGCGAGGAAAATGCGTGGATCAAGCACAGCCAGATGTTCACTCCCCTCGCGCAGAAGGCGCTGACGACCGAGACCCGTGGCCAAAACTCGTGGGTGAATTACGGGCCGCACAATTACGAGGCGACCGGTGCCCGGAGAAACATCAAGCCGCAGGATCGTCCGTTTGCGGATCAAAAAGTTGCCCTGCTCCCTGACTGGGTGCATGATTGGAAAGGCCCGTTAAATGAAAACCAAAAAGCACAGTTCAGCGTCCCGAAACAAGCGCCCGATTTCACCGACCTCCAGTGGTGGAAGCGTGACAAATCCGAACCGGATGCAGGCGCTCGTGAATCTGGCGCTCCAAGAACTATCGCAGGTAATCCCCGCGAGCTCGCCCCCGGCGAACGCGACGGCAAAGTAACACTCACGCACTGGTCGAACTTCGACCTTCACGGAAAGGCGATTGATCCGAATTTTTACGGCTCCGGTTATGCCGGTGAGGAAAAAGGCCGTCGGGTTTTCAAAAAGTCTTGGCTGAACCGCAGCTATTTTGGAATGAAGGGCTACGTCAAAGAAGGTGGCCTTGGCCGATTCAAGCACAGCGTCACGGTGGACGTGAACAAGCTCTACGACCTGAAGAATGATCCCGACCGGCTGGGTGAAAAAGTCGGCGCGATCTCCGACCGGCTGTATCCGAAGGGTGGCACGCAAGCCGATCTCACCGTTTACGAAAATCTCATCAAGAAGGCCGGGTACATCGGATACTACAACACCGATTATGCGGTGGCCGCGCTGTTCGACAAGGTGCGCGTCCCGGCCCGCGTTTCAATCATTCACTCGGTTGAAAATTTCAAGCCCGCCACACACAAGGACATGACGCCGGAGGAGCTGCTGACATCGGCGCAACAGGTGCGGATCAAGGCTCCTTCCGGGACTACCGCATTGCGTGTGATCGACTCGAACGGCAACACCGTGATTCATAACCTGTCGAAATTCTCGACCAGAAATCCGCTGTTCAACAAGGATGTGGTGCGTGTCAGCCCGGTATCGGTGAAAACCAGTGGCGTGTACAAGAACCATCCGATCCCAGTGAAAGGGCCAGTGCGCGTCGAGCCGACGGCGATGTTTTCGGTGCCGAAGAAAAAAGAATTTTTAGATGCGGGCGAGGAATCTCGCAATCCAAGACCTAATGCTACGACATTGCCGACTCCACCGACAGGGGGGCTTAAAGAAATCGGAGATCGTACCGCATCTAAGTTTAATTACGATAAAAACGTGCTGGATGAAAATGGCGCGATGAAGCGATTTTATCACGGAACAGGAAAATCGGATCAATTAGTAAAATCTGGAGGATTTAGCTATGAAAAAGCCAGCGACGAATCACTGTATGGAAAAGGATTATATTTCACTGAAAATCCTGAAATTGCTGGAGGAACAGTCGTAGGCGCTGATTTGGTAAAACGCGGATATGCTGGCAGCTCTGGTGCTGTCATTCCGGTCAACATCAATGCCAAAAATCTTTTTGATGATTCGGTCGGTATTCCGAAGCAGCAAGCCGAAAAGCTGGTGCTAAAATATATTGATAAAAACGGTGAAAACGATGTCCAGCTTAACGGCAAGTATGGATCATTCGCCGCCGCAAAACCGGTAATTAAAGCGCGTGAATCAATAGATAATTCGTTTCGAGAATTGATTGATGATTTGGCGCAAGAAAAATCAATTCGGGATTTAGTTAAAAAATATGTTCCAGCCGGAAGTTTATCTGGAAGCCAGACCATAAAAGATCGTTTGAGCTGGGCTTTTGGTCGGCGCAGTATCCATAACTCAATCGCGTCTGAACAGGATAAGTCGGCTGGTGGAATACGGGCTGAATCAACAGGTGATATTAAGCAAAAAATTTACCAACTCGATGATCTTGAAAAGCAAAGCAATGCTCTTGATCGTCAAATTTCAGAGGCGATGGGGCAGGTTGGTAAGTATTCTGACTTTGTAAAAAAAGTAATTGAAAATGTTGATGGCCCTGTGAAATACGGCGATCTTACAGATATTTTTTTACAGGACAAAAACGAGGTCAATAATTTTTTAAGAAATTCTGGATACGATGGGATTACTCATATTGGAGGAACTATCACAGGTAGCGATCCACATCGCGTTGTAATTGTTTTCGATCCGAAGCAGATTCGCTTTGCGATTGGCGCAGATCAGCCTTTCTTTTCAGTTCCAAAAAATTCATCTCAAGAGCTGAAAAAATTTCCGCGCACAGCCATCGACATTCTGATGGACGAATCGGTAATCAATCCGGTGCGTCCGAAGCAGGTTGCCGAATTCGATCTCATGGGCGATGACGAGGCCGCAGGATCGACCAGCTTCTCCCGCGTGTTCGCGGTTGCCGACCACCTTTCCCGCCGATCCGCGCAGCTTGGCGGTGGAGCCCTGCACGAGCTCAACGACACAAACGCCGAGACGCTGGCAAACACTGTGGCGAACGAGGCGGAGTACGCGATCAACCGCGATCCGAAGGCGATTGGCTGGTACGACCGCGAAATGAAGGCGGCGATGGGCCAGATTTTTAACCGGCACCCGGAGCTGAAGAAAGATCGCGGCCTGCAATCCGTTTTCAAATCCATTCTGGCGATCACCAACAACGGCCAGAATGTTTTTGCGAATTTCGCGCAGGCGGACAAGCTTTACACGGATTGGCGCACGGCGGGCAAGGTGCCGGACGAGGAGAACTGGGGCGGCAAGAGTAAGGGCGCGATCAACGACGGCCTGAAGATGCTCAACCTGCTCATCGAGAAGCTGGGCACCGCGAATCTGGAAAAGTTTTTGGCCAAGGAATTCAAGGTTGGCGATCTCAAGAGGGCTGGATTCGACATCAGTTCTGAAAACACCGAGCACATGGCGCACGGCTCGCTGATCTACGGCCCGAAGGTCGGCGGCGGATTCTATCAAAACCTGATCGGCAACCTGAATCCGATCACGATGGATATGTGGCTCATGCGGACGATCAACCGTATGCGCGGCACGCTCACCGAGCCCAGCCTCACGGCGCTCCCGGATCAGATCGACCGGTTCATCAAGTCGATGAAGAAGCAGCCGGACAGCGAGGCGATTATCGCGGATGCCAAGCGCGTGAAGCAGCAGATTTTGGACGGCACGCTCGACGTGAACAAGGAGAAGGATGCTCCGGGTGTGATGCTGACCGCCGCCAAGAATTTGTACGACGATTACCGCAACAGCGGGTTCGTAAAGCGGACGGAGCTCAACCGCAGCTCGAAGCTGATCGCCGAGGAATTTTTCGGCATCAACGAAGCGCCGACTTCGGCGTCCGAGCGTGATTTCATCCGCAATGTTTTCGTCCGGGCGCAGGAGAAGTTGAAAGCGAAAAAAATCGACATCACGAACGCCGACCTGCAAGCCGTTCTGTGGTATCTTGAGAAGGATATTTATGGAAAACTTGGAGCAACCGACCGCCGATCCGCGCCCGCCAGCTACTCGGACGCCGCCGCAGCCCTCAACCGAAAACAGCTCGGACTTTTCGATGAAGAACAAGGACGATCAGGCGATCTTCGAGGAGCTGAATCCGCTGGCCCGGAGATCAATCGCTTCGGTGAAGCTGGCAAGCAGCTTACTGGCGCACAGGCGCTCAAGCGGGTCTCCGTCCAAGAAGCGGAGCCTGTACCGCAGTTCTCGGTGACGAAGAAGCTGAAGTTTTACGAAGGCAAACGCTTCGGTGACGTGAAGGACGAGGTGGTGCCGGAAGTTCCGCCGTTTCATCCGCTCGGCGTCGAACAATTCAAGCAGGCCCGCGACAGCATCGTGAACCTCGCGCACACGACCGGCGCGATCCAAGCGCGTGGTATGCGGATCAACTTCGCCAACCCTGATCCGGTCACGGCCAAGCGCCTTGGCGTTGACCAGAACAGCATGGTGGCCCGCGCCATCCACGCGATCTCAAATTCCGACCGGCGCACGGCGAACGAAAACAAGGTGCTGCTCGCCGACAACATTTTGAACACGGTGAAGCAGGCTGATTTCGTCACCAAGATTCAACGTGATTCAACGGACGGTGATAATGTCGGCCAGTACGGTACGGCATTCATCAAGGCTTACGATATTGACGGCAAGAAGGTCTGGCACCTTGTCCAAGTGGACGGCAATGGTGATTTTATCACGCAATTTTCTTGGCCGGATACGGAAGCTGAAAATGGACGGGTGATGCGGTCGCAGATTGTGCAGGTTGGTCAGCGGGTTGGTGGTTTGCTAGAGTCGAAGGTTAATCCGCAGGCCGAAGCCCCGACGCCTTCTAATTTCGCTCCGCCAACCGCTGACCAAGGTGAGATTGCCACATCTGGCAAAGAGGCGCAACCTCAATTTTCAGTAGCCAAGGAGGAGAAGCGGGCGCAGGTCGGCGGCATCCCTGAAGTCGGTCAGGTGCGCGATACCGAATCCATTTCCGACAACCAAGCGCACATCCGCGAGCGCCTGTTCGACGGCACGCAGCCTGTTTCTGACGAGAACACATCCGCCGCGTGGCAGGTATTCGACGAGATGACGGGCAACAACCGCTCCCAGATCGCCGGGCAGTTGAAAGACGCCTTTGGCGGATCGCGGCTGCTCCTTGGCCTATATAAAGGCGAGGTCTGGAAGTACGCCCGCAAGCTGGCGGTCAACGGTGACGATTCGCTGCTGCGGGCGATGTACGATCACAGCGAACAGTTTGAGACCCTTGCCGGTGGTGGCGCATCAACCGCTGGCTCCGCGCTCCGGGCCGAGGCCGAGAATGCAAACGATCCGGTCAACCGGGCACTCCAGTCCGCCTACGAGACCGAGCGCGAAAATGCGGCCCAGTCCGCCTCCGGCATCGACCGCGAGACCTTCACCGGACTGCTCAAGCGCCTGCGTAGCCTGAAGCTGACGCCGGACGAGGTTGAGAAGGTGGTCAAGGAGGGCAAGCTGCCGGACGGCAAAACCCTCGAAGAAGCTTTGGACGAGCTTACGCCGGAATCGAAGGAGGCCATGGCGTTGCTCGACAAGTATCAGCGTTCGCAGACGGAATGGCTGAAGCCGGACGTGAAGAAGTCGATCATCCGCGTGATCGTGGACGCCGCCATCGGCGAGAACAAGCTGGCGCGTTACGACGAGAAGGATTTTCAGGATCGGTTGTCCACCCGGCTGCAAGAAGCCACGGTGCCGAAGGAAGTCGCCGACCAGCTCGCGTTCGAGGTGTGGAAAGACAAGGCTGCACGCGAGGCCACCAAGACCGACAAGGCTGTCAAGGCGGATGCCGCGTTCGAGCAGAACCGGGCGCAGGCCATTCTCGACAAATTGCAATCTGACCAGACCGAAGTGTTCAGTCAGGCCCGGCGCTCGAAGGTTGCTGACATCGTTAAGGCGTTTTACAAAAACCCTGCGGCGTCCGAAGAAGTGCGAGCCCAGCAGATCGCGCAGCTCGAAAAAGATTTGGTTAATGAGACCGTGAAACCCGCAACGGCCAAGGAGCTGGCGCGGGAAGCTGGCCAGCGCAAGCTGGTGCTCGAAGCAAACGACCGGCTGGCGCAGGAGAAGGTCACGGCCAACGAAGCGCAGCAGACCGCTGAACGCGAGCTCGCAAAATTCGAGGAGAAAAACTCCGGTGTCGAATGGCTGAAGGAAAAAGGCAAACGCGATCAGGTGCTTCAGGCGATTGCCGATGCGCTGAAGTCGAAGTCGCCGATCCTCGATGATCCGACACCGCTGGTGAACGAGACCAAGGCGAAGCTCACTGCGCTCGGCGTAGATGAGGCCACGGCGGGCAAGCTGGCTTTCGAGATCGAGACCGTCCGGCGCACGCAGTTCGCCAACAGCCGCGTGAAGGCGATGGAAAATGCCGCCAAATCTAAAAGCCTGCGGTCGCTCATCGAATCTATCCTCGAAACCCCGTACCGCGCCCAGTCCGACCCGAAATGGCTGCATGAAACTGCTGTCCGCTGGTTCGAGTCGAACGGTCTCGGCAAGGATCAGGCTGAAGCCGCCGCCCGGCTGTTCGACAAGGAGTTTAAAGAGGCGTTGGCGCAGGCCAGCACCAAGGTTGCCGAGGCTGAACTGAAGAAAAAAGTATCGCCCCGCACTTACGATGATCTGGAGCGGTTGATCCGGGCCGGAATTTTCGACCCGGACAAAAACTGGATCGACCAGCTCGCGGCGAAGAACGGCTGGAAGAAGCCATCGCGTGACCAGATGCTCAAATTGCAGGAATTGGAGCACAAGCTTTCCGATCCTGAATTGTCACCCGAAGAAGTGCGCGACATCCAAGAGCAGCAGATGCACGTCCTGCGTCACGTCGGCAAAAAAAGGGGCCAGACCCTCCGGGCGCTCGGCGAATCGTTCACTGCCTCGCTGCTGTCCGGCATCCGCACGCTTACCGTGCAGACCTCGCCGACGGTCATGGCCCTCCGCGATCTGCCGATCATGGCGCTGTCCGATCCGAAGAACGCGATGAATTTTGCGAAGGCGATGTACAACTCCTTCAAGGCAAATGCGGTCGCGGCGTTCAAATTCGCGTGGATGAAGGACGCCTACGGTTTTCACTTGAGCGAGCTGGAGCACGGCTTCAACGAGATGAAGCGCATCTCCGAGGAGACGGATCAGGTGGTCAACTCAAAGACCTCGACGCCGGTTGCCAAGGCGCTCGCGTACACCAAGAAGCTCTACGCGCTCCAGCGTTTTGTTTTCCGCAACCTGAATTCCATCGACCAAGCTTCGATGGCTGTCACCCGCGAATGGAAGCTGGCGTATTATTCCGCTTCTGCGTTCAAAGAAGCCGGGCTGACGAACACGGACATTTCGCAGTTGATCGACCACATCGAGATGCTGCGTAAAAACGAATTCGAGAAAGCCATCGACGCCGGGCTGGATGCGAACACGGCCAAGGTGCGGGCCAACAGCCGGGTCGCGGATTCCGTCTGGGATTTCGTGAATAACAAGACCGGTCGCAGCGATCTTGCGGATCAGGTTATCAAGGCTACCGAGAACGACGTGTACTCCACCGTCGGTCGTGTGCCGCACGGCTTGAATTCAACGGATGAAGGCTTCCTGACCCGGTTCTCCGGCTTTAATCATTTCCTGCAATTCGTGTCCAAGGTTCGCGGCGAAGGCGGGCTCCAGAACATCGGCACCACGGCGCTGATCGGCATGATTAACATTCCATTCCGCACGACCCGTTATTTTTCTGACTTCTCGCCCTACGGCCTGCTGCGCTACGGTATCTACAAGTACCGGCTGAATCGCGGCAAGGAAAACTTCTGGAAACAGACGTATGGCAACGCGCTTCAGGCTCGCGCCCGGCTGTACTCCGCGCTCGCGGGCACCGTTGCCATGGCCGCAGCGACCGCATGGGCGCTCAAGAGCAACACGGCGGACGACAAGGCTGGTGACGAGGACTTCGGCCTGTACATCACCGGCAAGGGGCCGAACAACAAGGTGCTGGCCGATGCGTGGGTCAAGCGTGGATTCAAGCAGTATTCGGCAAACTTTGTTTTCGGTGGCCACATCGTTGCGATTCCGCTGACCCGTGCGGGCGAAGCCCTGATGATGCCCTTCATCCTGCCCGCCGCGCTCGATGACTATGCGTGGAAATCGAAAGAGGCGGAAGCGGGCGGTCATCCGATCAAGACTCCGATTTCATCCGCCACTGCATCACTGATCGGCGAGGCAATGTACATGACCGGCCAGTCAGGTATCCTCCAGACTTTTGGCCAGCTCCAGCAGGCGACTGAAAACGGCGGCAGCTTGGGCAAGGCGGCGGTCAAGGTCGGTGTGAGCGCGGCATCATCGACGGTGTTACCCTTCCGCCAGCTCCTCGCGTCCGTGAGCGAAATGCTTTTCGGAAGCATGGATAATTCAAGCATCAGCTCGCTGATCGCAAACCAGTTTCCAATCGTGGGCCTGCCGTTTCAGAATCCGGCTGTCAACCGCTTTGGTGATCCGATGTACGACCGTAGCTGGTACGGTCTGATCGCCCGCACTGGCGTTCCCATCGCTTTTCAGATTTCGCGTTCGCCGGAAAATGAGCGGTTGTACACGACGCTCGTGGAAAAAGGAATTTCGCCACCGCCGCTGAATCGCTCCGATCTTGAATCGAAGTACGGCGACATGACCGATCAGCAGTTCAAGCAGTTTGCTACCGTTTCAGGTCAGGCGTTGAAGCAGGCAATCACAAAGAATCTTCCCGACCTTCAGGGCATGAGCTCGGTGGACGCGAAGAACCTGATGTTCAAGCTGGCGATGCAGGCGAACGCTCAAGCGGCCATGGCCATTGGCGTGGCTCCGCAGCCCGCAGCCGGTCAGACTGCCGCCGCAGGGTCGGCTGGTGCCGCGCCGTCGAAACAGAAAAAGGCGAAGCTTTCCAAGGCGTCTAAATCAGTCCGGTCGCTTTACAAGCTGCCGAAGATGAGCCTGTCTCCGGTCGGTAAGAAATCTCACAAATCGACCACGGCCCGGCGCGGTGGATCGCTCTACGGCGTGCAGCCACGCCACCTCTACGGCACCTGAAAATTCCCTGTTGACTTCTTTGCCAGATTTGGCATTGTTACTTCGTGGCCCGAATAACGGAGCGTTACCGTAACGGCGAAGTCCTCTGGATGGAGCGTGCAAGAGCAGAGGCCACGACGCGGAAGTAGCTCAATGGTAGAGCCGCCGTTTTCCAAACGGCACACGAGAGTTCGATTCTCTCTTTCCGCTCCAATTACCGAGTGCCGGAATCAGATTCCGTCAGCCTAGTTGCATGGGCGCATTGCATCCGCAGCGGTGGGCGAATTCCACCGCACGATTTGCAGAGCGGTGGGTGCGGAGTACGGCTCGTAGCTGGATACTACGGATGCGGCCAACCAGTCCGAGTGGAAAAGCCAGCACGCACCTGCCACCAATTTGAAATGGAAAAAAAACGACTAATTTTTAACTCGCCGACGAATGACGAGCTTAAAGTGCTGAAGCACTTTTTGCCGAAGATCAAGGCGCAAGCCGAGTCCGAGGCGTCAACTGATGTCAAAGCCAAGCGCGGTGCTCTAGTTCAAAAATTCTGCGGCATCTGCGGCGAGAGCCTGATCGACAAGCAGAAGCGAAGTCCGAATCCAAAATTGTGCAAAGAGTGCGATGAATTTTTAACCGCTGGCCAGACCGCTCTTGTCACGATGGATGGGCGCTATGCGTTTGTACAATCTGACGGCTCCGAGGAGGCAAAGGCGATAGCTGGAAAAATCATTCCGGTTGAATCCAAGCTGCTGGATGAAATGGCGCAGAAACAAGGCATCGAAATCAAAGAGAATCCCAATGTCAAAAACAACTGATAAAACCCTTCTGGAATTTATGAATCGCATCCCCCCGGCGCTCTGCCGGGCGATGGCCGTGAATTGCGGCAAGGGCAAGACGCCGGTTCTCAAGCCGAACGAGGAGATCGTCGAGCGGAGCGGTCTCAATCTGCGAACGATCTGCCGGTTGAACTACGCGCCGTCGTGGAAGGGAATCCGCATCGAGGTCGCGTCCGCGTTCATCTACGGCTGCGGTTTCAACATCCTGAAAAACAGCGACGTGAACCGGTTTTTGAAATTGAAAACGGCGACGGACTTTTCACACCTGATGCCGTTCCAGAAGAAGCTGCTTTGGCAGGCGATGAACTGGTCTGAAAAATAATTATGAAATTGCAATTTGGCTGCGGTGAAAACAGGCTCCCGGACTTCGAGAACCATGACAATGACCTCGATGTGTGTGTCTGGCCACTTCCGTTCCCTGACGGAAGCGCCGACATCATATTCGCCGAACATCTGGGGGAGCACCTGAATTCGCCGCAGCTTCTTGGCTTTCTGACCGAGTGCTACCGCATCCTGAAGCCCGGTGGTGTCATGCGCCTTTGCTGCCCGGTGATCGGGCCGCACCTGAAGCGTGAGCACGCCCGCGATCTGGCGATCAACCATGGCCATCAGCAGACGTTGAACCGTGAGTCGATGTTCACATTCCTGTGGATGGCTGGATTCGATTGGGGCTCGATCAATGCCACCGAGCGCCGTGATATAGATGGTCACTGGAAGATTATCGGCAAAGAGAAGGATGATCTGGAGACCTGTCGCATGGAGGCTAGGAAGTGAAGTGGGCCACGCTCATCCTGCTGCTCGCGCTCCAGCTCCGGGCCGCTGACAACCAGCCAGTGATCTACACGACGTTCGTGTATAACGATTTTTACACGGGTCGTCAGTATTGCTCGTGCTATGCGAGCAACGTCCAATACGGCACGCTTTGGGAGTTTCAAGTTAATACAAACCTCGCCACGACCAACTGGGTTCATTTTGGCAGCGATTACTACACCGGATGGGGGACAAATTATTACTGGGTGCCGTATGCGATGGCAGACTGGCCGACGGATCGTGGCCCGCAGGCTTTTTTTCGGATGCGCCAGATTGGTACAAATTTTATGTTCTACCCGTTTTATCAGCTATGAACGAAATCATCCATCTGCCGAAACGCATCGACCTGATCGCCATGCTACCGCAGGGCTCGGTGATCGCCGAGATTGGCGTCTGGCGCGGTTACTTCTCTTGCGAGATGCTGAACTTGCCGAATCTTGGCCATCTCTACCTGATCGACGCATGGAAGTCCCAGCCCGGTTACAACGATCCGCTGTCCGATGCCGACCACGAGGCGAATCTGGCGGAGACCAAGCGCAACATTAGCGGCCACATTCCCGGTGGCCGGGTCACGATCATCCGTGCCGATTCGGACAAGGCTGTCACGCACGAGCATTTCAAAGAGCAGCCACGGCTCGATGCGATCTTTCTCGACGCCGATCATTCGTATGACGCAGTTCTCCGCGATCTCCGGTACTGGGTGAAATTCGTCAAGCCTAACGGCTGGATCATGGGCCATGATTACACGAACAACGCCATGTCCCAGCAGCACAAGTGGGGCGTGATCCCGGCTGTCGCTGATTTCTGTGACGAATTTGGCTGGAAACTCACACACCTGACCGACGAGGATTTTGCGTCCTTCGGCCTGCGAAAAGCATGATCCCGAAAATCATTCATCAAGTCTGGTTCGGCGACCGGCCTGAAGAAATCCGGCAGTTGATGCTCACCGTCCGGGCGATCCATCCGGGCTGGGAGATCAGGATGTGGCACGAGGACAACATCGAAAAGCTTGGCCTGAACTGGGCTGATCTGATCGACAAATGCCAGAACGCCGCCAGCGTCTCGAATATCGTCCGGCTTTTTGCTGTGCTGCAATTTGGCGGATTTTATTTGGACTGCGATGTGCGCTGTCAGAATCCGTTGACGCCATTGCTGATTCACCGGGCTGTGGCTGCTTTTCAGGGCCAGACAGATGAGCGTATTTGCAATGCGATTTTTGGTGCCGAGCCGAAGCATCCGTGGATCGCGTGGCAGCTAAATGGAGATAATCTTGAGAAGCTGAAAAATGCCGATGCCGCTCGCGGTGTTTACATTATGACCGAAGCACCGCGCCAAGGTCTTTCGCTAATCTGGAGCCACAAATTTTATCCAATCGGCTGGGAGAATCCGCCCAAAGAACGCAAGCTGCCGACTGACAGCTTCACCGATCACTATTGGAACGGGAGCTGGAAGGAGAAATGAAAATTAAACAGATAGATTGGCAAGAAAGGCCAAGCGAGCGTTACCCAAATTCAAAACTTTGGGTTGGTAGCGTAGGTGGTAAATTTATTTTTGGCGCTACAAATTCAATGCAAGACGGAAGCGGTCAGTGGGGACTCCAGTTTTTCATCGGCCTACATCCAGATGAAAACGTGAAGTGGTTTCCAACTGTTGAAAAAATGAAAGAGGCGGCAACATTGCTTCTTGAAAACCACGTCAAAGGATTGATCGAATGAAATATCTTGTAACAGGCGGAGCCGGTTTTATCGGCAGTCATCTGGTGGACGCGCTGCTCGCGGACATCAATACCACCGAGGTCAGGATCATCGACGATTTCTCGTCCGGCAAGATCGAGCACCTGTACCAGCACGGCGCGAACGTGGCCGATGGTCGTCTGAAGATTCACAAATTTGATCTGGTTCAACCCAACCCGGCAACCCATGTATGCTTCAAAGACATTGATTGTGTTTTCCATCTGTCTGCTAATCCCGATGCCCGTCTCGGAATCGAGAATACTCATTTGGATTTGGAGCAGGAGGTACTGGCTACCTACAACGTGCTTGATGCCATGCGTCGGGCTGGTTGTAAGAAGATCATTTTTTCTTCCTCCGGCACGGTCTATGGAGACATCGGCACAACTCCGGCGAAAGAAGGTATGGGAGAACGTCACCCGATTAGTCTCTACGGGGCAGGTAAAGTTTCCAGCGAAGCCTTCATCGCAGCTTATTGCGGAACTTTCGGCTTTTCGTCGGTGATCTTCCGTTTCGGCAACGTCGTCGGTGAGCGCACCACTCACGGCTGCATTTTTGATTTCATGGCCAAGATCAAAAAGCACCCGGACAAGTTGGTGGTGCTCGGCAATGGCAAGCAATCGAAGCCTTATATCTACGTCCGCGACATTGCTGCTGGGTTGATCCACGGCCTTACCATGCTTACAGGCGGAGGCATGGGGCCGGGAAGCTGTTTTCCGTTCAATCTAGCACCGTCTGGTGCTACAACTGTTCAGTTTATCGCCGAGGAGCTGGTTCGTCAGATGGGGCTCGAAGGAAAAATCGAGATCGTTTACGGCGAATCAGAATCAGGCTGGGCTGGCGACGTGCCACACTCACGCATGGACGCATCGAATCTTGAATTGTACGGATTCAAGCCCAGCCTGACCTCCGACGGCGCGGTGATGCGGGCGATCTACGAAATCTTGAACTACAAGCAACCCGAACCTCCGAAAGAATGAAGCCTCAACCCTATATGCTCGGCTCTGGCTACCACTGGGAATTTCACCGTGGCCCGGACACGTTTTTCAAAACGTGGATGGACAACATCTGCCGCCTCGATGTAAAGCCGGATAAGATCGTCATCATCGCCGATACCGGAGCCCGGCCACCGATTGACGGCCTGTTCATTCCGGCGACGATCCCAGTGATCCCAATCCACTTGAGCGGCGATCTGGGTAACTGCCATGTGTTGCTAAACGGGATCAAGCAGCACAAGTTCTCCGGTTGGACTGGCGCAGTTTGCCAGTTGGCCTTGACCGCTTACTGCGATGAGAAGGATTTTATTTTCTTCGAGCAGGACGTGCTCGCCTTCGGCCCGATCATCCACAAGATGTACGAGGAGATCAAAGACGCCGGGATAATCTTCGGCAAATGCAACTGGATGCCCTGCGAGCAAAGCCTGTTTCTTGTTCGCCACCATTACATCCCGGAATTCGTTCGACTTTTCTTGAGCCAAGGCCCGCAGAATTGCGAGGAGAATCTTGGCGAGCACATTTTCATGCGTCTCGCCCGCGAGCACACGAAGGACTGGTTTCAATTTGAAATCCAGTACGGTCGTAACCGGCCCATCAATTTTGATGATCCGGTTTTCTACGCCCAAAAATGGGAGCCCTGCGAGCTCGCGGAGCTTCTGAAACGCACAATGATAATTTGACCGCAGTAAACCAATAAACAAAAACTGATATGCACGACCACGACCCATCACTAACCGCATTTAACAACTTGGCCAATTCTGAATTGACCAGAAAAATGAACGAGCTGAACGCCGCTGGCGTCCAGATGGAGATGCCGAAATACAAATGCCACAAGCAGGTCTGGGCATTGAAGATCGGCGTGCTCCGTGATCCAACCGAGCCCGGAAACGAATCAGACGGAAGCCGCATCATCATTCCGGTCGAGCCCGGCTACGCGCCGTTTAAGGTCGATGCTGATTTCGTCAGGAAGCATAAGCCTGAAGCTGGCGGCTACTACGTCGTTTACGCTGATGGCTATAAATCCTATTCGCCAGCGAAAGCTTTCGAGGATGGTTACACCAAAATCTGATTATGCACGATCCAATGACACAGATATGCTCATGGCCCAGCTACGATTTCCAGCAGCGGTATAAAAACCGCTGGTGGTTTCCGAAGTGGCTGGGAAATTTTACGCTGTTCACGCTCTGGCACGTCGATCCATGCAAGCGCAAGGGCCGGTCGGTGCGCGGCGATGATTCCTGCGGCTGGTTTATGCGGTCGGGCCACGGCGACCCGGAGGTGCTGGCCAAGATCGTCAGCCGGTTCAAATTCGACTGGGATCGCACGTTCACGTCGGACGACAAGCGCGTTTATTTCTGCGGCCTGTTCTGCCCGAACGGTGATCCACACCATTCCGTTCAAGCCATCGTGTTGAATCTTTTCTTCGATGCCGCGAATGTTTATTTCACGGTCGATGGTCGGTCGAACTGGAAAAAGACCCGGAAATGGATGCAGAAAAATTTGTTCGACATCCTGATGTTTGCGGAAAATCCGACCGACAGCCTGTTCGACGGCATCACCCGTAAGTTCAGCGATGGAGCCGCCGAGTCGCCGCGTGACCGCGAGGAGCGGATCGAGCGCATGGCATCGTGCATCTACGGCTGGATTCTGCGCGAGCAGCGGCCTTGGTATCGCCATCCCCGCTGGCATATCAATCACTGGAGCATCCAGATTCATCCGTGGCAAAAGATTCACCGCTGGCTGTTCGCCCGGTGCGCGATCTGTAAGCGCGGATTCAAATATGGCGAGACGCCCATGGGCAACTGGGGTGGTGATAAAATCTGGCATCAGAAATGTGATGCGGCACAATGCCCCGATCCATGTAGCGGATCGCAGCTTGCACAGCAGGCGGGAGTCACGCCGGATAAACCTTGGCCGAGAAAATAATTATGGGAGTAACAGCAATCTTGGTGGCAACTGGTCGGATCGAACGCTTGAACGAGGCGATAGCCAGCTTTCTGGATCAGGATTTGGAGGACAAGCAACTCATCGTTTTTAACTCTTGCTTCCGGCAGACGTTGAGCGGCGACTTTCCGAATGTCATTTTCATCAATGCGAAGGAAATGACGATGCCAATGCGGTGCAAAAACATCTCCATCGAAAACGCGAAGCACCCGATCATCGTTTTATGGAGCGAGATTGATTACTACCTGCCCGGCCACCTTTCGCGTGTGGTAAAAAACATGGAAGGCCGTGATTGGTGCTGGTTCGAGCGTGAATTCCAGTCGGATCATCGCCGCCACCTCCGGGTTGAGCAGGGCTCTGAATCTGTGTTCTCATTTTCCCGCACAGCATGGCGCAAGGTCGGCGGCTTTCATCCCGGCATCAACGGCGCGGACGACCGTAACTTCATCGCCCGTGTCACGGGTGAATGCGAGGGCCAGAAGATTCCCACCTCGCCCGCCGAGATCACCTTCATTCGCGTTGGAAACGAAGAAGCGCGGGCCGCGTGCAAGCCTACAATCAAGAGCGGGCCGATCAAGGTTGAGCCGCTTTTATCCCGCGACTATCGCAGCCAGATTCTCCAGTTTCTTTCCGGCAAGATTGAGAACAAAGTCTGCGTCGTTGAGCTGGGCCGGTTCGGTGATCTCATCAACATTCTGCCCTATCTGCGGATGATCCACGAGCTGTACGATACGCCCGCCGTCTGCGTCAGTCAGGAATTTGTTTCGCTGTTCGACGGGATTTCCTACGTCAAGCCGTGGCCGCTGCCGATCAAGAACGAGGAGCTGGGCCAAGCCCTGTCGCTGGCCAAGGAGGAATTCTCCATTGTCATCAACGCGCAAATCTGGGGCCGTGGCTGGTCGCAGCGCCGGACTACCGAAAGCTACAACAAGGAGAGCTGGGCCAACTGTGGCATCCTGAATCTTTTTGAGGACAAGGAGATCAGACCCGCGTTCGACCGGCGTGATCCGGCGCGTGAAGCGCAGCTCATCAAAACGGTTCTTACTTCTGACGTTGACTCGCTCGTATCTCCGGGCATCACCGAACCCTTGCTGGTCGCCAGCAGGCCGGTGATCTTGGTGAACACCAGCAAGGCCATCAGCTCGCCGTGTCCAACGTGTGATGTCGTGCTCGACGAGATCAGGAAGCTCTGGGGTGTTGATAACATTGTCGTTGATCTGGCCAAGGTCACGGCGGAAAGAATTTACGATCTGCTCGGACTGTTTGAAATCTCATCGTGCCTCGTGTGCATCGACAGCGCGTTCCTTCATCTCGCGCAGGCAGTGGACATCGGGATCGTGGCGATCACTAACCCAAAGCCGTGGGCAGGTACAATCGTCCGCCGAAATTTGGTGGCGCAGACCGACTACGAGAAGCTGGACATGGCCAAGATTCACGAGGGCATTGCAGCCTGCCTAAACATTGGGCCTTTGAGGATCAAAACGCCGGAGATTCTGAAGCCGTTGCTGTACCGGGCCTTCAACTTGATCGACAAGTTTGAGGATTCGGACGAGATGGCGATCCGCCGCAAATCGCACGCCGTAAAATCACAGGATGATCTTTACGAGAACGGCAGGCTGACCCCGATCCATGTCTGGGATTACCCGCGCACGGCGGACAAGGAGCTTGGCGATCCGCGCAGGCTTCCGTACCTGAAAGACCTGTTCCAGAAATTCTTGGACGTGTCTGAAAACGCCAATGATGTCTGCATCTGGTCGAACGACGACACGATCCTGCATCCAAACATCGTGGAGTACGCAAAATTTCATTGCGCGGTGTACGGCGCTTGCTCGTTCTTCCGCAGCGAGTTTGGGCCGAACCCTCCGTCACTTGAATCAAGGCCGGAAGATTACGCCCGGCAATCGCGTGGCCGTCACATTGGGCGTGATGCGTTCGCCTTCAGCCGTAGTTGGCTGCATGAGAATTGGGACGACATACCGGACTTCGTGCTTGGTGCGTCTGGCTGGGATTTGTGCATGGCGGCGATCATCCGGCTGACCTTCGGCATCAAGACGACCGGCGCAAACCTTGGCGAGCAGATTTTCCCGGCAGAGCCGCCGAACGGGTATGTCGGCCACATCGCGCACAAGTCGCTCTGGAATCTGGAGCACACGGTTAATTCGCCGTCGAACGTCTGGAACGGAAAGCTGTTTCGCAAGTGGTCGGAGAAAAACGACATGGCGCTTCAGTTTACGCCGGAAAATAATCTCGCATGACACCCCTGCACATTTTCACGCTGGCGCTGGACGCCATCGACTTCCTGCCGTGGCAGCTTGAGACCTTCGAGGCGCTGAATCGCCCGTGGACGTGGCATATCATCACCGGAGTCGCCGACAATGTGGCGGATACAAAATGGTGCTCCAAGATCGCGCCACGGTTAAGCCGTGACGGTACGGAAGAATGGCTGGCGAAGCACGCGAAGCATCCGAACATCCGCGTTTATAGACGCCAGCTCTGGCCGGGCAAGACCGCCATGTGCAATGCGGCCACCTCTAAGATCAACGAGGACTGCGTGCTCATGCAGATCGACGCGGACGAAATTTGGACTGCCGGGCAGCTCGAAAAAATCTGCAAACTATACGAGTCCGGTAGCTACGACCGCATCAGATTTCTGTGTCGGTACTTTGTAGGCGAGAGCTTGGTCGTGTCATCCAACTGCGGCTGGGGGAACAAGCCCGGCGAGTGGAGCCGGTCGTGGCTGTTCCGGCCCGGTATGTTTTTCACCTGTCACGAGCCGCCCGTGCTGGAGGGCTGTGGACGGCGTGAGATGTCACGCGAAGAATCGAGCGGTCATGGTCTCGTTTTCGATCATCTGGCGTATGTGATGGAGCGTCAGGTGGCGTTCAAGGAAAAGTATTACAAGTACGCCGGGGCGGTTGATGGCTGGCGTCGTTTACAGGCGCAGACAGAATTCCCGTGCAGGCTGAAGCCGTTTATGCCGTGGGTGGACGACGGTACGATGGTGGACAAGATCAAAGCCTGACCCGGATCGGCTCGGTCTGATGCTGACGCCGGGTGCTCGCCCGGATGCTTCGCACATCTTCCTGAAGCTCATCCCAAAGCTCTCGAGCCAGCGCGTAAGTGAGCGCGTCGAACGGATGTTTGTGCCGTGAGTGCGCGGCAATGGTGCCCTCCACCTTGCCCTTGCCGATGCACTGAAGCATCTCGATCAGCTTGGGGCATTTCGATGACGAAATAATCAGCCGGTTCTGGATCAGCAATTTCTTCAGCAGCCGGATGCGGTTGCCGACAGAGCCACGGCCCTTGTCCACACCGATCAGGCGCAGCCGTCCGTCGCTGATGGTGTACATCTCGTCCGCGACCGTCCGGTTCGCAATCGACTCCTTGAAATTCACGGCGCTCGAATCCGCCCAGCAGGATGACCAGTCAAAATCCCAGCCGCAATTCTTAACCCAGCCAGTCTCGCGCTCCCACTCATCCATCTTCTCCATTAACAGGATGGTGAATTCGCTCACTTGAATTTCTTCGCCAATGTACGCAAGCTCGTCGAGCACCTTAAATACGCTCACCGGCTTCAGGGTGTGAACCCCTTTTATAATCACCGGTCTTTGGTCGGTGACTTTTTCGATGATGTATGAGACCGGGTTTACGCCACCGGCATCGTGGCCGGTAATCAGCCCGGTGCATCCGGGCTCCGGGATCAGATCGTCGAGCGGGTCTGGATTTTTAAGCGCCCCGGAAAGATGGATCAGCGGAAGAAATGCGTCAGCAAACAGAGCGCCCTTGACCGCCGCCGTCCACTTGCCAAGGATATAGCGGTCGTATTGCGCCGGATTTTTTTCGTACACCTTCCGGGTGAGCGCCTTTCGCTCGTCGGATACGAACGGGTTGTCCTCCATCGTCCACTCGGTCAGGTGCAGGCAGCGGCGGATCAGCAGCTCGTCGGCATCACATTCAGATTCCGGCGCGATCCGCAGCTCGTAGAAAAGTTTGTAGAGAAAATGTTCCGTGCCGGTATCAGGTGGATTCGCGTCGATCAGCATGACGTGCTCCTCATCGTGGAGACCCATGATGCGGAGCGCCATGAACAGCGTCATAAATGTGGTCTCATCCCGGAATTCACCCGCTTCCGACCAGTAGATCATCGAGTAATAGCGTGACTTGTATTTGTCCTCGACCTCGCGCTCGTCATCGAGCGAGTCCAGCTCCAGCTTGGAAATTCCGCCGTGCTTGTTCCTAACGGAAGCGACCATCTTTTTCGTGGCACCATGAATCTTTGGCTCCATCTCCCACTCGAAGAAAACCTGCTGCTTCTGGCCATCAACCTCGATCTCGACGCCGATGTTCTGGTTGATCCAGTCGGGCAAAACTTTTTCCGTGAGCTCCGTCCAGATGCCGGAGGTTGCTGCTGCGCCAGCGGTGTGGCAGAGAACGAGGACTGATCCATCCTTGGTTTCCCATAGATGCTCGGCGATGGCATCAAGACAGCCAACACTTTTGCCGGAGATACGGGTGCCGAAAACAGCGATTACCTTCATTACCCCGGTGCGCTTCCGGCACAAGGCCCGCAATGCTTTCTGCTTGGGGGACTGGATCAGCGTTCCGTTTTTGTCGAATGGCATGGCGAATAAACTTGTTGCAAGTATCGCCCGATTGAATTACAAATCAATAGGAAACGCCAAATATGGCAATATCAAATCCTTAACCCGCAAAACTTTTATGGACTCTCTTACCATCGCCGTACCACCCGAACAACAGGATGCCGTTTCAAGCTGGCAGGATGGCGAATCCTACACCGTCACCATCAAGCAGACCGGCCCCGGCCAGTTTGATCTTGTTTCCGTCGAGCCCGAAAGCCCGGCAGAGGACAAGACCGAGACCACCGAGGAAGGCCCGGCCATGGATGCGAATCCTTCCATGGATGTGGTGATGAAGCAGAAAAAGGGTGCATGATCTCGAAGGCGACCATAAAGAAGTACAAGCTCGACACGGAATCGCTTAAAACGCTGTTCACGGCGGACAAGCCGAGCAAGCCGATCAAGAGTCTGACAAACTTGATCGGCAACCGCATAAAAGAATGGCGGGAGCGAAATTTCTCCGACTACAAAATCTGGGCGGCGGTCGATTATGCTTACGACACGCCGTTCTCACAGACCACGGCCACGGTGCTCCGGCACATCATGTCGGAATGCACCAAGCCGGAAGAAATTCTGACCGCGCTCCGGGGCTGGGGGCTTTCGGATGAAACGCTTTTCACAACCGAGGTGGACGGCGACAAGAAAAAGCACCACCTGAATATGTCGGTGTTCACCGAGGTATTCATCCCGCTCGTCCGGGCCTACCTGACGATCCGGCTTTCAAAGATTTACAACGACCGGAACATCTCGCCACTTTTCACCTATTCGCCGGTTTTCGCCACGGCTGAAAATCGCTTCCTCTGCGAAGTTCTTCAAGAGCTGGTCGAGACCATGGCGACCAACTTCGGTTATCCGGCAGTGCTCCGCGATTTCATCTTCAACGCTCTGATGTACTCCGTCTCGCTCAAGTTCCCGGTCGAGCCGTGGACTGAATACAAGCAGGAGGATGCGGATGGCAAAGAGATCGTCGAAAAAGAGGGTGTGCGCTACGTCATTCCGCACGTCAGCCGCATTGGTTATGATCTGAATTTTCCGCTGCACACCCTGAACACCGGCACCGGCTGCTCCTACGCGCTTTACTGGGAGGTCACGCGCTGGGGTGATATTGACGAGGATGTTTTTTGGAATTTGGACAAGGTGCCGCACGGCACCAACTGGCTTGATCCGTCGCAGGGCTGGCATAATTATTTTACGGAGGTCTATCCGTGCTCGCTCCAGTTCCCGACCACCACCGCTGCAATCAAGGGCAAGAAAACAAACCGTGAGGACATGGCGGCAGGCTTCTACAACAAGGATGACTACGACAGCGCGTTTTTTCAGACCTATATTTTCATGGAGCTGGTGCCCTCTGAATGGGGGCTTGGCGATTACGATAACAAGGTGTGGATGAAGTTCACGGTCGGCTCCGACCGGACGATCATATACGCCGAGGTCTGGCAATACCGACCAGTTGATTACATTGGTTATGACGCAGACAGCGGACGTGGCCGTAATGCGAGCTTGGCACTGGAGATCATTCCGTTCCAAGATTTGACGGGCAATGCGCTGAACCAATTCCTGCTGACGATCAAGCGCAACCTGACGAACGTGGTTTTTTACAACAACGAGGCTGTTGATGAAAACCAGATCAAGTCCTTGAACCGCGAAAGCAATTCGCAGTATCAGCAGTTGAATTTTGTCGGCTTCGACGGGTTGAAGATGGAACGCGCTGGCGTGGACATGGGCAACGTGTTCAAGGCCGTGACCTTTCCATACGCTGATCCAAGCCCGGTGCTGCTTTCGCTCAACACGATCATCGCCGTGCTCGAACGGGTGCTCGTCATTTCCGCGCAGGAAAGCGGATCGTCCGCCAGCCATCAGCAGTCGAAGAAGGAAGTCGAGATCACCAACGCGAACACGAGCAATCGCGTTTCATACACGGCTGGATTCGTTGACGAGGGATCGGACGCATGGAAGCGGCAGCTCGTGGAAGCGGCCCTGTGTAACATGACTGGCAACGAGGTCATGGCCAACGTCTCGACCGACATTCCGGGCCTTGCCGATCTGGTTAAAAAACTTGGATTTGAATTTGTGAACGGGTTGCCGGTTGCGGGCGAGAAAAAAGTTCTGGTCAAGGGCAAGATTCCGGCGACCAAGCTGGTGCAGTTGATCGCACGCCGGGCCGAGACCGACCGCGAAACCGATGCGGCCACGGCGCAGGCCATGTTCAACGCGATCTCCTCGATCTCAAACAGCCAGTTCTTGTCCTCCGTCGTCGATCCAGCATCGCTCGTCGAAGCTCTGGAGCTCGCGTCGAAGCTCGCTGGTGCCGACAACGATTTCAAAATCCGGCTGAATCAGGACGGGGCCATGGCCGGTCAGGTTCAAAAGCTCATCGGCCAAATCCAGCAGCAGATCATGCAGGCCGTCGAGAAGGAAGTCGCGCAGCCCGCCGCCGACGCCATCGCGCAGCAAGGCCAGAAGAATAACGAGAATACCGCCAACATTGAGGCGCTGACAGCCGCGCTCGAAAAGATTCAGCAGATGATTTCCGCCAGCGCACCGTTGCCGACACCGACGGTCACTGCAAAATTGGCCACCGCACCAGCCCCGTCGGCTGCGCCCGCGCCAGCACTAGCACCAGACCTTAATGCACCTCCAATCCAACCCCCTATCAGCGGCTAAACAGGCGATGGTACGCCGCACGCTCGATTCGGACGGCTTTCCCGTTCTGATCGAGGTTCTGCGTTCAAAGGCTTTTGAATTCGAGGTCGAAGTCGCCAACGCTTCGCTCACTTCAACCACCGGCTACGAGAACAAGGCGAAGGATTTCGCGCAGAAGGCCATCGCCGCGCACGCCGCCATCAAGCTGCTTACGGAAATGTACGAGCACGACAGCAAAAACAATTTTAAAGTTTCGACGGCGACACCATCGGAAAACACCAACACCATAACCAAGTAAAAATATGCCAGAAGCACCCAAGACCGATCTTCCGAAACCCAACGCAACCACCGACGCTGAAAAGCAGGAGAATCGCACAGCGTTCATCCGCAACATCGTCGGCATCAGAAAGCCGAAGGAGAGCACCGAGAAGCCAGCAGAAAAGCCGGGTGACAAACCGGCTGAAGCCAAGCCCGGAGAAAAGCCTGCGGACAAACCCATCGCTGCCGCGAAGAAAAAAGTCACGGCTCCGAAGGCGGCTCCCGTTGCGCTTTCCACGGAAGATTTGGCGACCGCCGTTTCGACCGGCGTGCGCGAGGCTCTGAAGCCTGCGGACAAGCCGAAGGTCGAGGAGCCGAAGCCGACCGACAAACTCTCGGACAAGGACAAGAAGCGTTACGCCGTGTTCGAGCAGATGGAGAAAAACAATCCGACGGCGAACACCGGGCTGGCCAAGAAGTTTTTGGAAAACCGCACCAAGCACGAGGAGTATCAGAAGGCTTGGGAGGCAAAAAATCCGGGCAAGAAATTTGACATCGGCGAGGATGAGCACGCTGATTTCATCGCGGCCAACGATTTGACGTGGGACGAGGATGAATACGTCGAGGCGCTGACCGATCTGAAATCCAGCAAGGCGCTCAACAACGTGGAGGAAAAATTCAAGGGCCAGCTCACGGAGCAGCAGCGCCAGCGCGAGCAGGAAGAACGCGCCCGCGAAGAAGCCCCGCTCGTGATCCGGCATCAAGTGGACACGGCCCGGACGCTGTTCAAAAATCTTGGTGATGAATTCGCCAAGGTGCTGAACGAGGACGGCAACATCAACATCGAGGAGGTGAAGCGCCTGTCGGAAGAAAATCCGATCTACAAGAAAACCGTTTTTCCGATGGCGCAAAAGGTCGAGGCATTCGCGGGCGAGCTGCTTCGCATTGCGCGTGGCCATACTTCGATCCGCGAGACCGAGCCGACCGCCGCTGAATGGGCGAAGATGAATCCGGCAGCGCGGGCGCAGCATCTTTTGCACGCCGAGATCGTGAACTACGTCACGCAGCAGGAGCAAATTTTCGACCAGCTCCCGGATGAGAAGAAGATGAACCAGCGCGATCAAATGTTCACCACGTCCGAGAAATACTCGAAGATGACCAAGGCGCAACAGGCGAAGCACTGGGTTTTGCGCGACTCGGAATTGTCCGCGCTTTACGCCATGGACGCCTCCGTCGCCATCAAAAAATCCATCGAAGCCGAGGAGGGAAACTTCCGCCAGATCGCCGAGAAGCGCGGTCTCAAGCTTCCTGAAGCGCCCAAGCCCGGCGAGAAACCAGCCGAAAAACCTGTTGATGACAAGGCTGCGGATGTTACTGGCCGTCGTCCGCCGCCGTCCACTGTTTCGCCAAGAATGGCAACGAAGCCCGGTGAGCAGAAAGATGAAAAAACTGCTACCTATAAAGGACTTCTTGGACGAAGATAATTCCAACAGCGGAATATAACCCTCCGCTAAAAATAAAATTATGGGAAAAGCACCCGCATCAATCGCCAACGTATTCCAACGCTGCTCGCCAGCGATCCGCTCCAACATCGCCGAATGCGGATCGGTAACTTTGTGCGCCAACACGAAGCCTGAAACGCTGGATGATCTGCTGAACATCTACACGTCGGACGGCGAATACCGCCTGCTGAATCATTTGCTGATGACGCACTTCACCATCAAGGCGTGCGGCACGGTCAAGCGGGGGATGCGTGATTTCTTCATGGCGAACCTGAAAACGACCCAGAAGTCGCAGATCAAGTTCGACCAGAACGAACGGGCGCTGACCAAGGTTGCGCCGTTCATCATGGCGGATCAGAAGATTCCGCGTAACAACATTTCATGGCAGGCCACGGCTGGCGCTTCCGCTGACGGCGGCAACTGGTCGATGCGTATGGCTTCCGCCGACGGCATCCCGGCCCACGCCCGCTATTTCCCGGCTGGCATGGTCTTGTTCGTTGTCGGCATCGGTGCCGGTGGCGTGAAGGTGAAGTGGCAGGGCGACGTGGTTTCATCCACGCTCTCCGCCGACGGCACATACGTCACCGTCGTAATGACTCCGCAGAACGCGGGGTCGTTGATGCCCGCTGCGAGCACGGCGAATCCCACGACCGGCGTGGCTTATCGCGGTGTCGCCAACGTCGGCAAGACCGAAAGCTACTGCGACGATACGCCCGCCTTGGTTGACACCAAGCGCGTGCCGTTCTGGATGCAGGATATGCGCTGGACGATGTGTACCTCCGAGCTGTTCAACGAATGGCAGGATTTGGTCATGGCGAACAACCCGCTGTACAAGGCGTACCAGTACATCCCCGAAGTCGAACGGATGCGCCAGATGGGTGAGGACTTTGAGGCCCGGCTGTTCAACGCCGCGTGGTTTCAGGCTCCGATCAGCGAGAAGCAAAACCTGTCGGAATACAACCAGCTTCCCGAACTGACGAACTACCTTTCCGCCACCGGGCTCGGTGTCGAAGGTGGCCGTTGCGTCGGTCGCCGGGCGAACATGGTCGGCTGGCTCGAACAGCTCCGCGAGTGCGACCGCTGGTTCGACGCGGCTGGTGCCCAGCTCAACCTGTACAGCATCTTTGATGCGATCTACGCGATGTCCCGCGTCCGGGCCGGTATCGGCTCCATGGCGGCGAAACGCTTCGACGTGTTCACCGACGGCATCACTGCCGCCGCGATTGAGCAGGCGTTCATCGGCTACTACGGCGTGAAGTTTGGCGACAAGGATCGTTATCAGATGTACGCCAAGAGCGGCGAGAACGAGGAGCTGGGCATGGTGTTCACCAGCTACGTCCTCGACGGTCGCAACACGGGCGTCACCCTGAACGTCATCACCGACTGGGCGTTCGACGACACGCTCGCGGATTTCGCGGCGATGAACCTGACGAACGCCGGTCGCACGCTGATGTTCTTGGACATGACGGGCATCTACTTGCAGGTCATCGAATCCGGCAAGCAGACGAATCACACGGGCGACATCAAGGCGCTGGCCGCTGTGGACGCGAGCTACCGCTGCGTGATCGAGACGTACACGATGGATACGGAGATCAACTATGTGAAGATGGCGGCGGTGGTCGAATGCCCGCAGGCATCGCTCATCATCGACAACTTCTCCAGTGACGTGCCGAAGTTCGCCAAGGCGGACGCCACGGGCCGTCCGAGCTACATCCCCGGCCACGTCATCACGCCCTACGCGCTGTAATTTGGTCATGGTCTGGTGTCAAGCGAGCGGTGGCCAAAAGCCGCCGCTCGTTTTTTGTTTGATAAACGACGGGCAGGCATTAGGATAAAAACATGGCTAAGATGTATTTCAAAAAGTTGAACACGGCCAATGTCATCGCTGACCGGGCCGGATCACCAATCGAGTGGGAATCCCTTGGCGACCGTGACCGCACTGGCGTCCGGGCGCTGGACACCGAAATCGACGCGAACCTCATCGCCGACCTCGACAAATACGCCGACGACCGGGTGGGCGGCGTCATCAGGATCAGCCCGGAGATTTACGAGGAGCTTAAAAAAAAAGAGGAGCCACCGAGAAAATCATCGGCGCAATTATCCGGGCTCCGTCTGGCGGCACAGCCAGAGCCGTACAGCCGCCCGTCGGTCGAGGCTGCTCCGTCTGCGGCGGCGGTCGAGTCCGCTAGTTTTCAAGAGCCTCCCCCTCCGAGTGCGTCAACATTTTTCGCCCGCACGCGCCGGGCTCAAGCCCAGAAACCAACTGAATGAATCTTGGAGAATTAAAGGCGGAGGTTCGTGCAACACTTTGGCCGGATGGCGAGGCTGAAAATCTCATCGGGCCGCACGATAAAAAGTTCATTGAAGCCCTCGTCGATCTTCAAGAAGCGGTGCCCTGTCTGAAGATCGGCAACACCGACATCTACGCGCATTGCGCCACTTACTTCGATTGCGGCATGACCGTGTTCCCGGCCCCCCGTGGACAGATCAACGCCGTTTACACCATCGGCAAGCAGCAGGATGCGAGCGGTGTAGCCAATGGCACCTCGATTGGATCGGTTGATCTGCCCGCGTCACAAAACCAGTTATTGATCGACGATGGCGGCGGCAACCTCATCGCCCCGCCCGCAACGCAGGCTGACGTGGCCGTAATCCCGGCTGACGGCCTGTACACGATCCAAGTCCAGCAGAGCAATGCCGCGAGCTCGCTGTATCCCGCGAATGCCGCGCAGTATTTTCGGACGGAAGTGATTTACACGGACACGGGCGGCGTCGTGCAGACGATCCAGCCAGCGCCCTTGATCCACATGAACGTGTCGTCGAACAACGGCTCCATGGTCATCAGCGCCAAGGCGGGCACCACGGTCTCCTGCCGGGTCAGCTCGTTCAATTCACCGCAGGTTGATGGCGGCATCGAGGTCATCGTCAACGTGCTGAAGGGATCGACAGTGAACAATGATGATTGGTGCTCAAAGGTTTTTTATGATCGTGTTGATTACTCACACCTCGAACGGTATGGCCGCATCTGCTCTCGCCAGACTTCTGGCATCCGGGCCATTGCTACCGCGCTGTTTGCCAGTCTGTTTGGTTGCGGACGATTCCGCCCAAAGTATTCCTATCCCGCCCCTGACGATGCCGGATACCAGCTCCTCCCTTCGCTCCCGTATGGCATCCATTACCCGCAACGCTCGACGGATGCTGGAGGTCGATCCCCCCGTGGCGTGTACGCAATCCACCATGGCCGCGTTTATATCGCGCCGTGGATCGAGAGCACGGAATCAGTGGTCATCGAATGGAATGGTCACAAGACCGAATGGAGTGATACCGACTCGGTTAATAGCCATCCGAAGTTCAAGAAAGCGGTGACGGAATTCGTGGGCCGCGAGCATTACACTTACTACGAATCAGATGACACTCGCAAAAACGATTTCATCAAAAATTATGCGCTGTCCGTGCGCGAGCTCATCAACGACTGCCGGAACAACACTCGCAAATTCAGCCTGAATGAAGCCGGTGTTTCGCCATCGGCGGCGACCGGCAACGGCACGATCTCCGGTGGATCAGGCGGCGTCAGCGGCGGCGGATCGGGCAGCTCCGGTGGTGGTGGATCGGGCACGTTCTACAACGATGAGCAGTCTTACACGGCGACGTGCCCTGCCGGTCAGACCGGCCAGTCGGTCACGTCCACAGTTTCAGCCGGTCAGGTGGGTAGCACGCTTTCCGTGGCGGACGCAAACGCACGGGCCTTGGCGCAGGCGCAGGCTGACGCGCAATCAAAGCTTTCATGCTCTCCGGCGTCCAGCGTGTTTCTGAACGTCGAGCAGACGTACACTGCCAACTGCCCCGGTGCCAACGGATCAACGCCCGCCTCGGTCGGCACTCCGGTCACGGTCACGATCCCGGCAGGCGCTTACCAGTCCGCCGTTTCGCAAGAGCTGGCTGACACGGCGGCTTTGCAAGCGGCCATGGAGCAGGCTAACGCCCAGCTCGTTTGCACGTTCTACAACGCCCCGCAGACAGCCACCGCCACCTGTCCGACGGGCACCACCGGCACGCAGCAGCAGGCCACGGTCGCAGCCGGTCAGTTCAACGATGTCACGCAGCAGGGTGCGGATGCCAAGGCGCTCGCCGCCGCCCAGACGCAGGCCACCGCCGCGCTTACCTGCTCCGGCACCACGTTTCAGGTCGGCAATACGCCGCAGACCGCCACCCGCGCCGGATCGGTTGTGCCACCGGGCTGTACGCGGGTTTTCACCTACAATCTGTCGGCGACCGTTTTGCAAAACACCTATGTCGCGCTGACAACGGCTGCAAATCAAATGGCAACGCAGGCTTCTTTGAACGCACAAGCGCAGGCGGCGGCACAGAACGCCGTAGGATTGCTATACTCGCAGCAGCTAAACAAATTCATGGCCTCGAACTGCGGTAGAACTGGGCCGGGAACGATCCTGCAATAACTATGAACTTTGATCCACTCAACCGGGCTGACTGCGTGATCCCGCAATCGCTGATCGACGGCGGCTCTGGCGGTCAGCAGCCGGACGCCCGGTGCAGCGATGCGGCTTTCGCGGCGGCAAATCCCGGCATCTGCGGGTCGCGCCCCTACTTGGTCATCAAGCCCTCATCCGCTCTCATTATGCGGCTTTCGTCCATCGGCTTCACGGTGTTCGAGTATTCCAATGGCGTGGAGTCACAGGTCGTTGACGGGCTTTCTTTTTCGAGCTCCAACCCGGATATTTTTCTGATTGGCGCGTCCTCCGGCTCCGGCACCGGTATGCTCAAGGGCACCTCGATCATCACTGTGACCCGCAACGGGCTTTCCGCCAGCGCAAGCGTGACTGTTCTTGACTCGACGATTGGCTGCTTGGGCACGGCTGTTAAAAGCTTGCTCCTGATTGACAACTCGCGCTCGATGAGTCTCGCGTTCGGCGGCGTTTACCAGTCGCGGCTTGATTTCGCAAAGGCGGCGGCAAAGCGGTGGACGGACAAGCTGATTATGGTGAGCGGTGTGGCCAAGGACGGATTCAAGCTCGCGTCATTTTCAAACGCGATTGCCAACGTCACGACCGATTACATCGGCGACCAGACCGCGCTCGATTCCGCCATTGACGGCATCGAGCAGACGTTGGACAAGACTGACGTTTTTGATTCACTGACCGCCGCGATCATGGACATCACGCTGGAGACGGCGGACGAAAAAGTGATCGTGCTGATTTCCGACGGCGAGCAAAATTCATCGGCCAACTATCAGCCGATCTACGACGCGGCGGCTGCATTCAAGGCGGCAGGCGGCATCATTGTCGTGATCGGCGTCCGCGCCTCTGGATCGGCGTTCGATATGCTTGAACGTGTGGCGACCGGTGGATTCTTCCTGAACGGCACGCCATCCACCTCCAATGCCGTGCTCGACGGTCTCGCATTTTTGAAATCTTCCGTCTGCGTCGGATCGTGCGTGGATGCCGGTGATGTTTATGTGAATCAGGGCGAGCTGAATTACTCCTCGTTCCAAAACTGGGAGGTACTTTCTGGCACGGTCGATCTTTGCGGCAACGGCTTCGCTGATTTCCTGCCGAACAACGGGCTGTATCTGGACATGGTTGGCACCGCTTCGTTTACGAACGATAATTCAGGCAACACAATTCCGCTTGGCGCGATGATCCGCAGCATCGACTCGTTCGCTCTGGTTGGCGGCTCTGATTACACCATCTCTTTCAAGTGCGCCGGGAACAACCGGGTCAAGCCCATCGGCGGCATCCAGTCGATCAAGGTTTATCTGCGCGATCCGTCAGCCCCGGCCACGAATCCGAACCTGTTTGAACACTTGGTCGCACCGAGCTGGGATGCCGGATTCCAGCGTTACACTTTCACGTTCACCGCGCCCTACTCGGCGAACGCCAAGATTTATTTCCAGCAAATTCTGGCCGTGGGCCGGAACGGAAACGCCATCGACGAGATCACGTTCGCGGATTCAAATCTGAACATCCTGCTCTCCGATAATTTTGACTCGGAGAATCCGGTCTATCTTCCGCCCGCGTGCGGCAAGGGCACTACGCCGATTCCTTATGTCGGCGGATCGGTCGTGTACAATGCGCTGATTCCAGCTATGACCGGGGCGTCAACCCCGTCAGGCACCGCATCCGCATCTGCCAACAGCGGCGGCTTTTTGCCTTGGATGGCTTTCGCACAAGCCGGATACAGCGAAGCGGGTTTGCCAAACAAGTGGCAGTCAGTCGGAAGTTTTTCAGGCGACATTCCTGATTGGCTTGCGTATCAGTTTGGAAGTCCGCAGGTAGTTACACGGTATGAATTCGGCGGCAATAACAGCTTTGGCGCATCGCCTGTTGACTGGACGTTTGAAGGATCGAATGATGGCGCGAGCTGGACTGTGCTTCACACTATGGTTGGCTATCATTGGCCGAAACCGTACACCGTTCCTGCGAGCGATAATTTTTACGTCTCCAGCTTCAACATCACGAATACGACGGCCTATTCCCGCTATCGCATTCGCTGCACGAAATCTGTCGGCGGCTTATTCGAGGTGTTCTTGTACCGGATATATCAGTTTCAGATGTACTCCAGCACGCTCGTCACCACCTACACCTATGCTTTTGGTTACGGCGGATGCTACGGCGACAACTGCTCGCAACAGGCCGCAGTCGGCCCGCAATTCCAAGATTCAAATCCGCTGCCGGATATTGAATCAGGTGTGGCACCGACGAAGTACACAGGCAATAAAAGTTTTTGCGCCCAGTGTCTTGCCGGGACGGTGAACATTCAGGCGGATGATTCCGACATCGGCAACCGGACGGTGATCGACGCGGCGGACGGCACGGTGTTCAACTTCGACACACCACCGACGCTGAATATCATCTGCTGGACGTTTGCGGTATCCGGCTCCTTCGTGCTTTCAATCTACGGGTCGAATGACGGTACGACGTGGTTTAAGATTTTCATCACCACAGGCCATGGCTACGCGGCCACGCCCACGGGTGACGCGAACATCGGTTTTGTCAGCGGCAGTTGCAGCTCGTTCGATCCGGTGCAGTACAAATACTTCAAGCTTGCCTACGACAAGACCAAAGGCACGCTCTCGAAATACAGTTTCGGCGGGATCAAGATCGCCGATTCGCCGCAGGTCTGCAAAAGCGCCACGGCCACCAGCTACATCAGCCAGAGCGATGCCGACTCGAAGGCATTGGCGGCGGCAACGCTCGCGGCCCAGTCCGCGCTCCAATGCGTGCAGGTTTACAATTCGACGCAGACGTACACGGCCACCTGTCCGCTCGGCAACGGATCGTCCGTGACCAAGACCGCCACGGCCACCAGCTTCACCTCGCAGGCGGCGGCTGATGCCGAGGCGCTGGCGGACGCGAAGGCACAGGCGCTCGCGGCCATTGATTGCAGCCAGTCGAATAATACGCAGCCGGTCACGATCAATGACAATGCCGTGGCCACACCCTATCCGAGCGTCAAGGTGGTCTCCGGGATGACCGGCCATATCACCAAGGTCACGGTCGCCATCAAGGGATTCAAGCACACCTACCCGAACGACGTTGACATCCTGCTTGTCAGCCCAAGCGGAGCCATGGTGAATCTGATGCGGCTTTGCGGCGGTCAGGTTCTCGTAACCGGCGTCAACCTCGTGTTCGACGACGCGGCCAGCGGATCGTTGAACAACACAACTCTGGTCAGTGGCACATTTAAGCCGACCGTACTCGGCCCGTTAATTTCATTTCCAGCGCCGTGCCCATCTGGAACACCAAGCACGACGCTCGCGGCGTTCATCGGCGGAATTCCGAACGGCGGCTGGGCGCTCTATGTGCAGGATGTCAAGCAGCAGGATGTGGGATTGATTGCACAAGGCTGGGATTTGACTATAACCTCTGCGTAAGATGGCTGATAAATACAAGACAGTCCCGATGACGCCGCTCACCGGCATCTTCGATGCGCGTACCTCCGTCGATCAGGAGCCAACGGGTGCGTTTGCGTGGAAGCAGAACTTCGAGATCACGCCGGATGGAAAGCTGCGTCAGGCCACCGGCTTCATCAAACCGTTCGCGCAGTTCAAGACTGTGAATCTCCAGCCGTGCCCCTACGCCAATGCCGACTGGCATAACCAAGGCGGCATCGCCAGCAACCGCGAGCCAATCACACTGATCTTTCCGTCCACATCGAACACTCAAGTCCGAAAACTTTACGCCGGAACCAAGACGAAATTCATCCGCTTGGACGAGGGCAGCGGCCAGTGGACTGTGATCGGCAGCGGATTTGGAAATGACGGCAGCACGCTCCACACCTCGGCCCGATGGAAGGCGGCGGCATTGCAGAACAAGATTTTCCTGACCAACGGAATTGACAAGATTCAGTACCACGACATCTCGACGGACGTGATGCAGGAAGTGACCAGCCTGAACACGGCTGGAGTTGGCGGAGCGGCTGTGAGCAAGGCTATGATCGTGATCGAATATCAGGGCGCGATCCTGCTGATGAATATGTACGAGGGGGCGACCCGGTTTGGTAGCCGAATCCGCTGGTCTGGCCTGAACAACGGCACGGACTTTACGATCTCCGGCAGCAGCATCACGGATTACCAAGACCTCGATTACGGTGAGGAGATTCTGAACGCGATCATCATGTCCGGGCTGCTCTACATCTTCACCGACCGGGCGATCTGGAAGTGCAATTTCACGGTGGACGCCGTGAATAATCAGGCGGCTCTGACGTGCAACCGTTTTTACAGCGAGCCCCGCAACAAGGCGAAGTGCTTGGCGTTCCCGAACACGCTGGTCAGCACCGGGCTTGACCTGTATTACGCGGGCACCGACGCGATCTACCATTACAATCCGTATCTCGCGGAGCCGGAGCGCGTCGAGTGGATTTACCGCTCGACCTCCATCATCTTTGACGACGGCAACATCCAGATTGACCGCGAGGCGTGCCAAGCTCCGGTCGCTGATTTCTGGCCGGATAAAAACGAGATTCATTTTTCGTGGCCCATCGTGGATGCGAGCCCGACATCGGCTGACGTGCCCAACTGCAACTCACCGGCCAACAAGTCGGTGAGCTCCGGCATCAACCGGTACACGATGGTCATCAACACGAAATATATGACGTGCGATTTCCGGGATTACGGGATGTCCGCGTACTCGAATTTCCGCTCCGACCTCCATGCAGTCGGCGACTGCAACCAGTCCGTGCTTTTTCTTGGTGCCCATGGCACGGACTTCTGCCTGAAGCAGCTCGGCACCGGTTATTACCGGGAGATTTACGATCCGGTTTTTGACTCCTACAAAAACACCGGTTACACGCCGATGCTGCGCGGAATTTTCCCCTTCGGTCGCTTCGACGCCGACAAGATCATCAGCAAGTTCGTGATCGACGGGATCGCCGACGGCGACAACGGCACCGTGTTCGCGCTGCGGATCGGCACGTCATTTACGCTGATGAATCCGAATGAGACCGTGGCCGGATGCAGCGTGCTCTGGAAGAAGCTTTCCAACAAGCCGATCAAATGCCTGATGAACAAGTCGGCGGAAGCATACTCCGCCGCCAATGTCAGGCCGAACACAAACACCAACTGGGATTTTTACTACCGTGGACGGTATTTGTATTTCGAGATTTCTATCCAGAACAAGGATGGCACCCCGGCGAACGCTGGCGGCGTCATGCTATCACGGCTTGAGGTAAAGGCGATTGCCGCATGATCCACAGAAACAAAACCTTCGTGCGCGTAGTGCTGACAGCCGCCTTCTATTCGATCAATCATCCTTCAAAAATTCCGCCCGCGCTGATGTCGGTCTGGCGGGCATTTTTCTTCAACCGTGGCCAGCAGGCCAGCCGGACGATGTACATCCGGCGCTGCCTGCGCTGCCGGTCATGCCCAGTGTTCCACAAGCCGACGCGATCCTGCGGGGCTCCGACTTCCGACAACCCGGAGCTGGGCTGCTGGTGCTTCGCATGGTATAAGAACAAGCTGAAGTCAGCCCGGTGCTGGATGCGCGACAACTGTGAATACAAAGCAACCAAGGAATTCTCATGGCCAACGAAACTGATGCGCCAAAAGTGGTCGCGGTGATCGACATCCCGCCCCCCGTCTCGGCAGAGCCAAAGCGCGACTGGCGCGAGCCGCCGCCAAATCTGCCATTCGGCCACCGGCTGCTCAACGAGATAGACCCGGAGCGCACCATGCTCTACCCGGATCAGCAACGCAAGGTTCTGGCCATCGAAAACGAGGAGGCGCTGAAGGCGATGCTCTACGCCGACCTTGGCGACACGCTGAATCCCGACATAATGACCGCCCAGAAGGTTTTCGGAGACCTTGTAAAGCGCGAATTTGAGATTCCCAGCATCCTGATGACATGGCAGTTTTACACCCTTGCCCAGTGTATGCTGGCCATCGACGATGGGCGCAAGCTGGCGGCTGATAAAACGCTGTCCGGGGCCGAGCGGGTGAAGGGATTTCAAATCCAGATGGAGGGAGTACGCGCCCTGATCCAGATCAACGGTAGGCTGTCAAAACTGGCGTCGAAGATGGGCGCGATCAAATATCAGAGCAAGAAAAAGAAGGTGGCCAAGGTTGCCCGCGCCATCCGTGCCGCGCCAACTTTGTCACCGGAGCCACAGGCATAGGATTACCCTTGTTTAAGCGGCTGTTTGAACTTAATGTTTTCTCATGGCTCTTGATCCACAAGGCAATTATTACGCGGCACTCCCGGACGAAGTTCGCGGGAATGGAACCGGCTCAATCAGCGCCATTGGCTCCGGTTCTGGAGCGCCTGATGCCAGCACCAAGGTCACTACCATTTATGTGGATGTCGCCACCGGTAATATTTATGCCTACGTTTCAGGGGCTTGGGTGGCCAGTGGTGGTGCGGGCAGCAACGGCCAGATCGTGATCTACACCAGCGGCACCCCGTCCAACCCGTCGGACATCACCAAGCCAGCCCTTGCTTACGATCCGAACGGCATCCAGCCGATTGTCGGATGGAACACAACCACCCACCTCTGGAGCCTCTAATTTTTATGAAGAAAATCACCTCACTAGCCATACTGTTTTTCACCCTGAACCTGATGGCGCAGACCGCGCAGTTGAAGGGCACCAACAATTTTACAGGCAACAATGCGTTCAACAATTTTGTCGGATTTACGAACGGAGCGAACGTCTATGCGATGGATGGCGTCGGCAGGTTTACGATGACCAATTTGGCGAATGGCGCGTACTGGATCATGGGCACCAATGGTCATTACAGGGGCGTTGACCAGTTTGGAAATCTGCGCGAGTGGACGACCAACCGATTTACGGTTCAAACCACTGTTGGCGGAGTATCGAAAACGCTGCTGTTTTCAAACGATGTTTTGTCCGTAGATGGCACAGCAGTTTTACTTACCGGCGCAAGCGTAACATTGCCGCCGGACATTTACGGGAACAATATCAACGCATCAAACAAACTGACCTTTACCAATCGCGTTCCGCTGATTGATGCTTCTGCCACAACACCGGGTCAATTCGGGTTGTACGATGCGTGGTCAACGAATTACAACGGCGTTCCAAACACGACTCCGGTTTATGGTGTTGCGGTTCAGAACGGGCAATCGAGCGCCGGAAATTGGTACACCGAGGCCTTTCCAAGTTCTTATCTAATCCCGCAAAATGGATATGTTTCACCGCCTGCGGTGCCGGGAGGGGGAAGTTGTGTTCAGAACTATATCTGGAACGCTCACTGGCAACCCATTGGAGGGGATGACCGGTTCAATGTGGGATTGGCTGAAATGTGGGGGCCTAACGGGATTGGTGGTGGAGTAACTGAATTTCTTGTTAAAAAATCAACCAACGCACCATCGAGCGTTGGTGCATTGTTTTGCACTCCGCTCGTAATAGATGGCTATAACCGTGTCACCATAGCGCGGAATTTTTCACAACACACAATCTATAATGTTGCGGCTGGTGTGCTTGATATTTGGGATGGCGTTGACATAGTACCGGCAATCAAATTCCACAATGGGGGGCTAATCGCCACGCCTTCACCGAGGGGGCTTGAGGCTGACAGCAGCGGCAATCTTTTTTGGACGGATAATACATCCACCCGTTCGCAGGTATTTGTAGGGTCGAACGCATCTTCGCTCACTAACATGAGCGTCAGCACGGCGACCGGAAGCCTGCCATCAGCCTCATCGTGGAAGCAGAGGCTTATGTACTCCGGTGTTACCAATGCACTGACTTCCGGCAATGGCACGAACTATGTTGGTATTCCAGCCAATAAAATTGTGAACATTGGAGACAAGATTACTTTTGATGCAATGGTTTACTCTGGCAGCGCACCAGCCCTGCGCAGCGTGATGTTTCAGGTAAACAATACGAATGTATTTTCGGCGGGTCGTAAACTTGGCTCCAGCGGCGTAAACTGGACTACATTTCAGGGGACTTTGAAGTATGTCGGCTTGACGAATGCCATTATTGAGGGTCTTAAAATGACATCGGCGGGCGGGGCGAACATGAATGATGAAACTCAAACTGGAAATCCAGACCGCCAAGGCGTTCCTTTCTATTTCGACCCCACAGTTACGAATAACCTGATGATTTACGACACCGGCAAGGATGGTAAAACGATAGTCGAATGGTTTGACGGCGAATACAGCTCGGCCACGCAATGAAATTCTCGGCAATCATCTTGGTGGTCGCAATCTGCTCGCTGGCGCGGGCAGACATTGTTTTTTCGTGGACTGATTGCACGAATCATTTGAAGGGGTCGACCACGCTCATCTGGGCTGGCACCAAAGCGCCGTTGAATTATTCGACATCGTATCCGACGCTAGGAACAAACTTTCTGTTTCCTGCATCGGCGCTGCCAGTTGGCTTGAGCTATTTCGCCTGTCAGCAGATTGCAACCAATAAAGATGGGTCGGTCTGCGCCACGCCCATGTCCGGCGAAATCCAAGTTCAGGTAAACCCGGCGGTCGAGGTAGATGTTCAGACCATGGCCAGCACCAATCTAGGATCAGGCTGGACGGTCGTAAGCCAGCAGTCGCTTGTATTTCCAACCGCAGACGCGCAGCAGCAATTTTTCAGAACCCAACAGCGGATGATCCGCACAAACCTAATCGTACTACCCCCATCACCATGAGCGAAAATTGGCAAATTGCATTGTTCACAATCGTCGGCGGCTGGCTGTTTGTCGGATCATCGGCGGTTACTGGAATGTTTTTTTCCATGCGTGACCGGCTTACCCGTGTCGAAACATCGGTCGAATTTATGATTGATGCGACTGGCAGGTTGGCGGCGAAAAAGCTTCACAGCCCGGACAATCATCTTGGCATTGATGGTATGCTCGACAAGTATATCGAGAGCCACCAAATGACTACTGAAGAATGGTTGGAACTTAAAAACCTGTGCATTCTTACGCGCTCAAATCCAGCCGCCAGCAAGACTGAAAAGGTGTACGCAGAATTCTTGGTTGAAATCTGTGAGCACAAACTTTCCCCAAAAAGTCTTTCACACTCAAAAGGAATCCTTAAAATCTAAACGCTATGAAATCTAAAACCAATCTTGGCGGGGCTCTGATGGTTCTCGGCTCCGCGCTTACCGGCGTCGGCGTGCTAACGCAGTTTGCGCCCAGCGTCGGCATGGAGATACCCCACCCTGTTATGATCGCCATGTGGTTTGTCGCCTTGGCTGGATTCATCATTGGCGCGGTCGGTAAATTCGTGACCGCTTATTTTGCCGCAGACAACGCGGACGTGCAGAGTGTGGCAAAGACGGTAGATACCATAAACCAAAGCGGCCCGGCTATGATCGCAGCCCCGGCCATCAACGCAAACCAAGACACCAACAAAACACCATGAAAAATAACAAATGGCTTATCGCCATCACCTCCCTGATCGCCCTGACTTCCGTGCTTTACGGAATCGCCATGACCACGGGCTGCAAGTCGCCTCCCGAAGCAGGAGTCTATCGCACCGAGAAGCTGATCGCTGATGCGGCGACCAGCGCCGTTCACACGTTCAACGTGTACTATAAGCAGCAGACCGCAACCGCCCCTGCGAGCGCCGATCTTGAGGCAACCCGCACTCAAATCTACGACGCTTCGCGCAAGCTGTCGGCAATGCTCAATGTCGTCGATCAAGCCCGGCTGAACTACACGCAGAACCCGGCGCAGACCAACCAGTCCTCGATGTTCATCGCGCTGCAAGCCGCGTCCGACCAGTCATCGAACATCGTGGCCGTCGTTAATCTTTTCCGTGCAGCTCATCCCGCGAAGTAAACACCAACCAATCGAAACCTGACCAAATAAATTATGAAAACCCTTCTCATCTCTGACGCCCAGCTCGGTCAACCCGGCGCTGGTGATTTCACCGGCCAGTCTCCGGCCCCGGCTCCTGCGATCTCGACCGCCGACAAGATCAAGGCCATTGAAGCCGAGCTTGGTGCTGGCCTTACGCTGGCTGCGAACATTTCCGGTGCCATCGACCCGGCACTGATCCCGTTCATCGTCATTGGCAAGGCCGCAGCCGCCGCCGTCCCCGGCATCGTGGATGACGTGACTGCGATGATCGAAGGCGGAGCCCCGTCCCCGGAGGACAATGTGGCTCTCGCCCAAAAGATCGCCGGTCTCAACAGCCCGGAGAATCTGTAACAAATCTTCAAAACAAAAAGGCGCGACCCGTGAGGGCCGCGCCTTTTGTCTGTTAGCTATGGATCGGGCTTTCACCGTCAGCGGCTAAACCGCACTTTAACCAGATTTTTTCCGACCTTGCTGATACTTGTACTTCGCCAGTTTCGCTCTGGCCCAGTCGGGTGTCTTGTGAAAAGCGTACCCGATGGCTTTGATCGTGTAACCCCTCGACGCGAGGAACGCCACAGCCTCAAGCCGGGCCGGGATCGCGGATTGATGATCTTCCTTGTTGTATTGCTTACTCATGGTGGGGGTGTGGGTTGTGGGGAGGTGCGGGTGTTCCATCTCTTAACAGCATCCTCTTTCTTTGTCATTCCGCTTGGTGGAACTAGAGATTCAATACTTCCGCCGCATACAATGCACCAAACAGAGTTTGCATGTATGCGTGCTTTATCTGCTCCACAAAACGGACAAGGCAACAACCTCACTTCTTTTTCAGGGGATGGCATAGGGTTATTTCTTTCTAAATTGAACTATTGTCCAGTTGCCGTTGGTAATGATAACAGGATAGTAGTTGGTTGAGAGTTCGACTTGGAAATTTGTTATTGAATCACGGCCACCGTCATTTGTGCCGTTGAATACATATTGGCGTTTTATCCAAAGACGTGTATCAACATTGCGGTCTATGTAAACATAAGCGGGCATTCTGCTTAGTGATATTGAGTCCCTCGGTTCTATGAGTAATGGTAAATCGTTTGTCATCTCATTTCTTCTTTCTATTTGGTCTTGGTGTTTGGCAGATGGGGCAGCATTGCCAGCGTTCAGTCACAAATATCTTTAGCCTATCAGCCTTCCATGTGCCTGTTCGCAACTCGTATCCAAGCGGCGTTATTACAAGATGCCTGCACCATTTCTTCATACTGATTTTTTGGTTGTGGGTTGGAGGGCTTTAGAACACTTCTGCACAATGAAGTGAACACCTTCACCGGGATTGTGTGCCATCCACTGAATAGCTTCATGCAAAGCACTATTCATCCGCTTCTCCCGCTCCAACAGGTCTAGCGCGGCTTGGGGAGTGGTGGGGAGGGCAACGTCAATTGCTTCGCCAGCTTCTTCAATCCACTGGGCTGATTGGTCAAAAGTCACTTCGCCAGCACAACTATTTCCACCATAAGGATGTGACCAAGCGATAGCCTGCTTTGACTTTTTCAACGCCTCACTCATCACCGCCATTTGAGCGGTGGCGAGGGTGAGTTGGTTTCTTAAATCTTCCACGACTGACAAAGCAATCATGTCTTTGCAAGCATCAGTTACAGTCTGGCCGATTGCTTTGTCAGACATCTGTTGCTCCAACTCCTTCACGCTGGATTGGAGGGTGACAAGCTTTTGTGCAGCTTGTTTATCTATTGTTTTCCAAACATTGATACTGGCCAAAGCCTCCGTCAGTTCGCGTTCAAGGGTGCGATACTTCATGTCAAAGAAAATCCTTATGGTATCAGGACAATCTCCAAACTGTTGCCAGAACTCTTTCCATAAAGCATCCGTCCTCGGCGTTGGTGGGGTGGTGGGTGTTGACATAGGTTTTTTAGTTTGTCGTTTCAGGGCCAGCTCACGCTGGGTTATCAGGATCGCGCCGGACTTGATCGCCAGCTCGCGCTTGGTCAGGCAGACATCGAAGTGTTCCTTCCAAGTGCCGGGCGATTGAATCCATTTTCGCTGCACGCCGATCTTGTCCACCATCGCCAGAAGCTCGTCGCTGGTGTCCGCGATCATGTGGCACATTCGCATCCGCTTGAAGGCCATCCGCGCATCGTCGATGTAAACGCTCATAGTGATTCGATTTTTACGACGACGCCTTTTCGCCCTCTGGTTTCGACCTGCCCATATTGATAACGTATTCGTTTATCGCCATCGTCGATGCCGAGGGTGGCTGACACTGCATCACGGAGGGGCTTGCAAGCCGCTGCGAGATTGTCTGTATCGAGCTCTCGATGGACGTAGGCGATGAAAGTAACGACGACTGCCAAGCGGCCTTTGCGTCTTTTGAATGTTGGCTGACGAGCCGCCAGTGCTTTCGCAGCAGCCGGTTTGGGCTGATGGGTTTCCACGCCACCCAGAGGAGGATACAGGTGTGGGTTTCTTTTCCTGACGGATTCGCTGACATTTTTTGGTATCTCGTTCACTTCGAGTTTCGGCGGTTGTTTGCTTGCTGCTTTCGCGTTGCCCAATAGCAATTCTTTGGCGTGTAATTGCCGTTATTATTTCTGCGTTCCACGGTCAAGCCCGGTGGCCGCTTGCCCATGTCGGCCAAAAAGTTTTTGAACTTCAACCACCGTTTACAAACGCGGATGCCGCGACCGCCATAATATCGGTAGATGCGACAGGTTGGAGATAAGCATCGGCTTTTAATTCCAGCCCATATTCGATATTCGGCAGTTTTCGATTTGCCATGAGTGGTACTGTCTTTGATGGCTTGCGCGGATCGTAAGCAGCCACAGCTTTTGGTGTGACCGTTTTGTAGGTTGTAGGCAAATGCGACCGCAGATTTACCGCAGTCGCATTTGCACCGATACTTCTTTTTGCCAGCCTTCGATACGAGCCTTAAAACTACAAGGCTACCGAATCGAAGGCCGATGATTGATGTCATGTCTTAGGTACGATCTCGCCGTCCTGAATGAGTAGCGCCATCGGATCAGTGGATCGTGCATCTTCAATCCAGATTTGTACATCTTTTTCTGCCGCCATTTTTGCCACAATTTCTAGGCCGTTCTGGTCGAGCAGCGATCCGTCTCGGATGAACATCACCCGCAGGTTGGGATTGAGCGCGATCCCGATGCTCACGCTCACCAGCAGCTTCTTCGCCGTAGATGCCTGCGAGAACGGAATCCGGTTGAACAGGATTTCGTCGCCGTCGATGGACAGCCCTTCGAGCGGGAACTTGCAATCGGCGAGAAGCTTTGCCTTCTGCCCGTCGATCTGTTCGAGCTTGGCCGTGAGCTCGGCGGACTTCGTGGCCTTCGCGGTCACGATCTCCTTCTGGTCGTTGTGCGACTTATTGGCCTGCACCTTGGCGTTGACTGCCGCCGCGCTGTTGATCGCGTCAGTGATCGCCTGCGTGTCCACATCAACGACCTCCGCAAGTGCGGCATCCGCGATCTTGATTTTCTCCTCGCCTGCGGTGATGGCCAGCCGCTTCGCAGCCAGAACACCTTCGGCACTCGTGACCGCAGCCTTGGCCGCTTGCAGCTCTTGTTCGAGGCGCGTGACTTCCGCCTTTGCGCTCTCAACGCCCTGCTGGGCCGTCTGCTCCTCGGTCTTAGCCGTACCCAGCAACTCCCGGAGCCGATCTACGGCCCGGCGCTGCTCGGCGTTGGACTCGTTCTGTTGCTGGGCGAGTGTCAATTTTTGAATCAATTCGCTGACATCCACGGCCTGTGCAGGAGCCGCAGGATCGTGCGGGAACAGCGCCAGACGCGCCTTGGCGCTGTCATGCTCCCGGTTGACGATGGTTCGTTCGCCAAACACAGCCGCACGCTCTGCGTCGAGCTTGGAGGTGTCCAGCCCTACGAGCCTGCGAAGGGTCACGAGCTGCACTTCAGGCTTCTGGCGGGAGAATTCCAGCGGATCGAATGACAGCTTGCCGACCAAGCTGTCGAGGATGCCTTGTGGCGATTTTTGTACAGCGCCCTCCCGGTTCGTGACCTTGATCGCGGTGCCCGTCGGCCCGAACGTCCGGGTGGCCACGAGGTCGCCAAGGTCGAGGACGATGCTGGCCTTGCTGGTGCCGTCCCGGATGGGCCGGGGCGGGATCGCGTCGGCCCCACCCATGACCATCTGGATGCAGTCGAGGATCGAGCTCTTGCCCGCTTCGTTGGCCCCGGTCAGGACGACAGTGTTGCCCTGCGGGGTGATGCTGATGGCCTTCAAGACCTTCACGTTGGAAGCTTGAAGGGATACGATTTTGTGTGTCGGTGTCATTTTGTTTTCGGTGTCTGGTGTTGCGGATGGTTAAAAAATACGGTCGATGATTTCAGAGATGTACGCGGCGTTGAGCTTGGCCGGGTCGGTGCCTTCGAGGGCTTCAAGGAGTTGTGCGAAGTACGCCGAATCGACGCCAACCAACTGCTCCTGAAGAACGGCGATGTTAAACAGGTCAAGCTCGTTGAGCTGAAGAATGACCTTCAACATCTGACCGGCGTTGATCGTCCAGCCACGGGCGATGAACTTGCGGAGCCGGATCAGCGAACAGAGCGGATACTTGCTGCCGACGTAGTTCAGCTCCTTCGTCATAATCGACTGGAGCGCGGCCAGCGGCGTGACCAGTTCCTCGTCCCACGATTTCCAGTACGATGTGCAGTGAACGAAATCGTAGTTCGCGTGAATCTCCTCCGGCTGGCCGAAGAAGCGCACCACGATTTGAATCTGGCCGGAGAGCGTGATCGCGTTCGAGGACATGAACACGGGCTCAAACTTCTCGTCCTCCTTCAGCTCTGGAGATTCATCGGAAGCTTCCTCGTCGCCCATGTAAACGATGTCCGGCGTCGTGCGGATTGAGATGCGCTGCGGGTCTGCGGGAATTCCGCGATCAGGATCGGCAGGAAGTCCGTCCCAGATCGTGACCTTGCCCGGAAAAAACTTGGCGTAGTATTCCGCCACGGCCAGACAGGTCGAGCGGTCGCGGAAATACAGGTCAAAGTCATTCGGCTTTTCGTTCTGCAACAGGCTGACGATGGAGCCGCCCGTGATGATGGTGCCGTCGATGACTTTCTTGCGAAGGTTTTCGTCGGTGATCGAGTTGGCCCAGAGGTTGAATCTCGCGGCCAGCAGTTTCTTTATTGATTTTAACTTCATGGCATTACGTCGGGGTTTTGTGTTTTGGCTTCTTGTTGCGTTATCGGAAAGTCGATCATCCGCTCGTCGTCAAGCGAGGCGTTGATGTCCCACTGGCTCGGCTCGGTGATCGTCCAGCCGTTCATCACCATCTTGCCAGTTTCGTAGTCCGGCCAGAATTTATGCTTCAGGCATTGGCAGTAAAACTTGAGTGCTGCCATGTATTTGGCTCGGCCCACCTCGATGAATTCGTGCGACAGAATACGTCGGCCAGTTTGATATGGCGCACTGCTCTCTTGGATCAGGTGCCGGAATTCTTGGCGCTCAATTTCGGGTGTTGCCGCCGTGTGTAGGTCAAGATTCAGCGCAGCCTGCACATGGTAGGCATAAGCCCCCACGGTCTTTGGCCATTTGTTCGGGTGGCCGTCCTCTGAAGTTTTGAAGTCACCCAGCGACTTGCCATACAGCTTGTGCAGCGGATCTGGCACGAGGTCGGTGAGCACCCGGATCGGCACAATCAGCCCGGTGGCCGCATCAACATACTCGGCTGTGACCATGACCTGCACTTTCGAGCAGTTGATGAATTCCCGGATACGGTCATCGGCGAACAGCCGCTCGACCGCAGCGCCAGCTTCATCGGCATCACCCTTTTTAATCAGGATTTTGTCCGACCGCTTCGCCGCCCAATCCTTGCAAAAATTCGCGTTGTTATTCCAAGGTTTCTCCTCGCCCCTTTCTGACACATAGGTCTCCGGGTATTGCTCGTAAATCTGATCTACCTTGTCCGGCGTCAACACAAGCATATCGAGATAGCTGCCATACTTCAGGCTGGGCGTTATCTCTTTCTCTGGCGAAGCCAACCACTTCATAGGACACTTCACAAACTCCATGAGCTCGCCGCGTGACATGACGTAACGCGGGTCGCCACGCTTCACTAATTTCACATCCAGCGGGTCTTGAGTGACCGGCTTTGTTTCATCAGGCAGCGCCAAGGCAGTTGCTTCTAGGTCAACCGGCTGCTTGGCATAGGTTTCGTAGTCGATATTATCGCCGACGACCTTGGCGTTTTGGAATGGTAATTTCATGGCATGACGACCGGCTTGGTGATTTCGGGTTTGGCTTTGACTTGGTTGATGAGGGCTTCGAGCCCGGCGAGGGACAGTTTTTCGACGGCATGATCGACGTTACCGCCATCCAGAATCTCGGCCCGGTACAAGATTGCGTTGATGATCTTCCAGTCAGCCGGAGCCTTCTTGGTGGCCGGGTCGATGTTGACTTCCTTGAACAGATTCCACAGCTCGGCCTTGGCCTTGACCATGGGATCATTCGGATCGCGCTTCGGCTTGGCCGGGCTGGACTGCGTGGTGGTTGCATTGGGCGTGCCACCGCAGAGCTTCAGGATCGCTTCAGCATGATCGAACGTGAGTCGCTGGCCATTCTCCGGCAGGCAGGACAGAATTGACGGATGCGTGAACTTCGTGCCCTGTCCAAGCGGGAGCTCGAACGAGCACAGACCGCCGACGCCCTGCTCGTCCGCAGTCACCAGACCGACGGCGAGCGCCGTGCGGGTCAGCCCGGACTCTTGGATCGGGCTCTGGAATTCGTTCGGCTTGGATGCCGCCGCGTTGAATTTCTGCTTCGCTTGGAACAGGAGCACAAGGTTGGTCTTGGGCGTGGTCAGCTTGTTGACCAGCCGTTGATGTGTCCACGGCTTCACGGCGGCGGCAGCAGCGGCGGCACTGCGCTTCTTCTTCGCCTCGTCCTCGCCCGCCATCTTGTTCAGCACCTCATCCTTCAGGTCGAGATAGCCGCCTTCAGAATCCCATGCCTGCGACATGACATCTTCGATGATCGTGACACAGCCCAGTTCTTCCAGAGCTTCAGTCGCGGCGATCACCTTCAGCGGATTGAACGGCGGATCGACGTGGATCACGCGGAAGCGGTCGATCCAACTGGCCTTGGTGCCACCGTATTTCTTTGCCGCCATGTCCGCCACAACGTCAATGGCCCAGCCGGAGCGATGGCCCTCGCCGTCAACCCAGCCGATCAAGCCTTTGGGCGTGATGCCCACGGCAAAGATGCCAGCCGTCACAGACTTTCCACCACCGACCGATCCAAAAAGTCCGAAGGTTATGGTGCGACCGCTGATGACGGACGGTTCAGGTTTCATCGCCTGTTTGTATTTTGCTACTTCTTCTTTCCAGTTCATAGTTCAGTGAGTTGTGATTTTGATGCGGACAAATAAAAGGCAGAGGACGATGATCCAAAACATCAGGCTCATCGCCCGCGCTTCAGCCGTTCCGTACAAAGCCCAAGACCGCAGCGTCATCTTTTGACGACGCCACGGGTGAGATTTCGGCAGCAATGGTTTCATGGCCAGCGTAAGCAGCCAGATTGGTATCCAGATCAGCATAGGCTTCATGTTTATCAGCCCATCATTTGCGGGAATTCGACGCTGGAATTTTCGGCGGTCTCAAGGGCTTCGATGAAAGATTCGAGCTCGCTGATTGCAGTGTCGAGGTCATCCGCCTTTTGACCGGACTGAAGATTCTCCGGCAGACCGTCGCGCCATTCTTGCAGCTCGTCGCGCAGAGCTTCGCCGGTCTCTTTGGCATCTGCCGCCAAGCCCTGCGCTTCGCTGAAGCGGTCAGCGCGTGATTCGGCTGGCTCTTTGCGGGCCACATGAATGGATGCGTCCGGGTATTTGGTTTTGATGGCAGCTTCGACAAGCTGCTTGATGGTTTCAGCGCGAGCGCCTTTTTGGTTTACGGATATTTGGATCATATTATTTGAGTTGGTTGATGGCCTTAATGTGCTGGTCAAACGCTTCTTGCGTCCAGTCGAAGCGGCCCTTCTCGCGGTGAGAAATGGTGACGCCGGAGACGCCCATTTTCTTGGCAAGATCGCATTGCAAGACGCCGCAGAATTCGCGGTAACGCTTGACCTCCGCCCCGGTCTCCACGTTGTCGATGGGCTGTGCGGCTTGGGTTTGAAGTTTGATGGTCGGAGTCATTTCAGATACGGGTTTAAATTTAACACGAGATGTAAAGAGTACAATGACAAACTTGTCATTGCTTTGGCGGTAGTTGCTTGCCGCGCCAGCTATGGCCACGGAGCCGTGGATTCTTCCGCAGCTCGGCCAGTTGCTTGGTGATACCGGTGACATTGATCGCGGCGGGCGCTTCGCCGGATGAGCTGTGGATACGATTAAGGAGCGCCGGGCGTGTGGGTTTTGACATAATTAGATTTGCCGAAGATCATATATCGCTTTCCGCTTCTGCGATCATGGCATCCGCAATCTGATATGATGCTGCTGCAACCTCTTTCGGTGCGGTCTTGCCGATAGATGCCAGCCGCTCGATCATCACAGGCAATGCAGCCGCCGCGAAAAAATCACGGCGCGTAAGCCCGGCTTGAACGTCTGTAACATTTTTAGTGATTGCGGTTTCTTGGCCATTTTGAATGACCACATCACCAGCTTTCATGGCTATCATCCATGGAAAAGCTGATCCGCCATTTTTAGGTTTGCTCATAAGTTTTAAGTCTGTGTACCAGCCTGCGTAATTGCGACTGGATTTGGATTAGGATCGAAGCCCGCTGTGCTGGGTTGTCTGGATTATATTCTTTGAACCAGAAGGTTTTCATCACGAAGCTGCAACCGATCAGGCTGGCGTGAACACGGGTGCGACCGCTTGAATCTTTCCATGGCTTATACCTCCAATCGCCGACCTTTGAATTCTCGCGGTCGAGCACGGTCGAGACCTCAACCTTTAGGTCGCTCCACGTCAGCGGTCTTGTCCTCATAGATTTTTGTCCTCGTGCTTTGGTTGACGATCATCAGGGTGCCGGGATTCTCGGCGACTTGCGCGAGGGCCGTCACGTCATCGGGCAGACGGATCGGGTAAAACCCGTCCGCCCGGTGAAACGTGTACATGAATCCATCCTGAAATATGTCATCCGTCAGCTTTGCGTTCATGGCTTGGTTCGCGTTCCGGTTGCGGTGTGGCGAATGTATAGTCACCAGTTGCCATTGTCATGTCGGGCAGGCTGGATATGAATTTTGCCTTGGTGCGCCATTGCGCCCGGCATCCAAGGCAGGTCACGCTGGAGTAATCGCTATACGTCTGGCGATAGCCGCTGAACGCAGAGTGATTACAATGGCGTTGAATTACACCCCAGCGCCGATTAGCCATCGGCTTTTCACTTTCAGGGCACTTGCAGGTATAGCCTTGGCTCATATATTTTTGAATTTCTTGGCCGCTTCGATCAGTTGCTCTCGGCCCTTCTCCTGCTTGGCGAGGCTGGCGCGAAATAAGTCCTCGTCCATCAAGTCCATGACAGCGTTCTCCACGAGCCGGGCCAGCATCTTGGGCTCGATGGCGTCCAATTCCCATGACGACGGGCCGAAGTTTTTGATGTACTCCTTGGCCCGGCTGTCGGTGATCTTCGCCGGGTTCTCCGGTGGCTTCAGCTTGTGAACCTGATCCATGTTCAATGCCACGCGATGCACGTTGATGGTGAATTCATCGTCGCCAGTGCTTTCCGCAAACTGGCGCAGGCGATCCTCCACATCGCGGGTCATGTCGATGCCGGACGGGTCATGGTCGCCGAGATAGATGACGTGGACATGGCGGTCATTGCTAAGATGTCGCAGCATACGACGACCCGCTTCGTACATGGCGCTCGACGACGAGTAACCCTTGTTCGCGGTGAAGGCGATGTCGAGCTTCCGGGCCACCGGCTCAAGCACGCCAGAGAGCGCGTCCTTCTCGACCATCACCTCGACGTAGTTCTCCTGCCCGATCCAGTGGTCGATCTTGAATTGCGGAGCGACGGACTCAATGAAGTCCTTGGGATCGTCCCAGTGCGCGTTCTGCACCATCTCGCGGCCACGATCTTTTATCATGTCCCAGTCGATCAGCCCGGCGAGCCAGGCATCGGACACGAGATTGCCGGTGTTCTTGTAACTGCGCTCGGTGTTCTCGATCACCCCACGGGCAACGAGCTGGTAGTAACACTGGCGCAACGACAGGCCATATCCCTGCTGGGCATACGAATCGAGGATGCCGTTGATGGTGTCGATCAGGGAGAGGGCCGCTGATCCGAATTTCTTGTCTACGAATAGGCGTTTCATGTTTGGCTTTTTGGTTTGATGTCTTTATGGATCGCCAGCAGTTTGAATGTTTTCAGGTCGATTGCCTGATCCCGATGCCGAGCGTGGCGGATCGCCAGCTTCAGGAGATTTTTAACATCGCGCCCGACGATCCCCGGAAATTCCTCGCACAGTTGGTCGATGAATTTATCGGTGAACTTCTGGCCGAATTGAACCGAGAGCGTCACCCAGATTTCGCGCAGCTCACTGGGCGTGGGCTTCACATATTTAAGGTGGACGGTGGCCCGCGACATGATCGCGTCGTCGATGATCGTGGCCAAGTTGGAGGTCAGGAACAGAACGCCGCGATAGTATTCCAGCACCCGCAGGAACACGCCGACGATTGCGTTTTGCTGGATGTCGGCTCCGCGTTCGCGGACATACACGTCAGCCTCGTCGATCAGGAGCAAGGCTTTCCACCGCGCAGCCCGGTTCAGCACGAGGTTGAGAGTCTTTTCGATCTCCTCCTCATTGGTGCCGAGCTGCGAGCAGTTGACCTTGTACAGTGGCCGCTGGATCACCTCGCTCGTGACCTCTGCGGTCAGCGTCTTGCCCGTTCCCGGTGGGCCGGTGCAAATGACGATAGTGCCGCCCGACTTCCCCTTGATGATGTCGTCGATGTCGTCTGCCGCCGTCTCCATGAGCACGGTGATAACATCCTTGTGATCGGCGGGCAGGATCAGCTTGTCACCGAGCGAGGGAGTCCACTTGTATTCCTCAAGCTGGTCGGTGTTCACCTCGATGAAACAGTGGTTGTCCAGATCGAACAGCTTGACATACGGGTGAACTGGCAGCGCCACCCGTGCGGCCTCATCCTTCTCACCCTTGAACCAGTAGACATCCGCCTCCATTCCGTCATCGTCCCCGTACTCCGGGCCGTCATCCGACAGGTCATCCATCACCAGCTTGAGGGGCACGCCATCCCGGATCAGCGAGGTGCTGTTGTGGCTGTACCGGTCAGACATATCCCGGCCCTCACCCGTCGCAATGAACTGCTCGCCGGTCTGGGGCTGGAACTTTTTGTACTGCTCCATGGATTTCCGGTAGTCAACGACCTGCTCCTCGGTCGAGATCGCCGACGCCCGACGACGCAGAAGATCGCCGACGTTCAAGCCTTCGGCGATGTCCTCGCCATGCCACGTCATGCACTTGTTGATCTCCTTGCCGCGCTGGATGGCCTTCAGGCTCATGTCAACGTGAGCCGGACAATCCTTTTCAAACGGGTGATATTCAATCTTCCGGATGAACCAAGGCAGGAGCCGCTGATCCTTCTCCACGAACAGCCAGTGGTTTACTGACTTCGTGAGGTAGAGGCGCAGGGCTTGCGCCAAGTCCTCAAGCCGTCGGATATTTTTTCCGCCCGGATTGGCCAAGATATTCCGGTAAGCCGCGATCCGTTTGCCAGCGGTCTCACAGCCGGGCTCGGTCTTGTGCTTTTCGCAATAATCTTCGAGTGTATTAAGCTCGCCCTCGGTGAGCTTGTGGATTTCGACTTCGCGGGTGCTGTCCTTGTCGCCCCACTCCATCGCATCCAGCATCTCCTCGTCGTTGTGTTCCTTGGCGATCAGCCGCCAGACTTTGATTTGCAGTTTCAGTATCATGGTGTTTGTTTTTTATACCAAGCTTCTTCAAATTTCATGTTCGCATTGTACGATTCCGCCAGTTGTATGGCGTGATTTTCGTCGTCGCATTTTGCGACCGTCATATCCGTCTGATCCCGTATCTCAAACTTGCCCTCTCGCACAGGCTGAACGCGGAGCCTGCCGTGTATGGCCTTGCTCATAGCCTCACGTTCTCCGAATTGGATACGGCTTCATTGGCCTTGGTCAGCGCCTCGATAAAGGCGTCACGCTCCGAGGGCCGCACGCGGATGACATCGTTATCCACCAGCTTGAGAAAGTCGGTGAACGCCGAGAGCAGGGCCGGGAACTGGTTGGCCGCATGGATCGCGTACCGGGCATGGTTGATCGAATTCTCATTGATCCTCCCGCGTGCCGGGGGATCGGAGTGGGTCGGTGTCCGCATGATTTCCTCGCCGTGGCTGTCGTCGTCATAGATGACGCAAACATTTTCCTTTAGGCCGTCGGCGTTCGAGTCCTCTTGAGTTGTCATCACCCAGCTCTTAGGGTCGATGGCGGTCAGCAGGAGTTTAATGTGAACGTGTTTTTTGCTCATGGTGTGGTTTTCTTTTGCACCAGAACTAGCATGGCATTGCTCCAGCGCAGGGTTTTTCCGTTGAATCCTTTGATCGTGTAGACCTTGCCCTCCTTTGGATCGTTCTCGATTATCATCAGCTCGCCGACTGACGCATCATTGGCCAGCCCTTTGGCTCCAAACATGAGGGTGTGAGTGAATTCACAAACGATGTCCCCCACTTCCGGCCTGTACCGACCGGCCATCGGATCGGCTTGGGCCAGCTTGTTGGCCAGCGAGACGATATGATAAGCCCACTTGCTTGCGATGAACCGCTGGCCGGTCGAACGCTGGACGCACTGGCAGTGGGCCAGCTCGTCGAACACCCTTTGCCGTTGCGTCATAACCGGAACCTGCTCCAGACCGACATATAGCCGGAGCTCGTTGACCGTAAGATCACCGGCCCCCTTGTAGCTTTTGATTTCGCCGCTCTCGATCAGCGGCTTGATGACTTGGGGCAGCGTCGATCCAATCCGTTCGCACAGGTGGCGGGCGCGTGATGAAAGTTTCATGTGTTTCCTTTTCTCCGACCTCGACAATGAGATCGGAGGAAAAGAGCCGGGCCTGTCTTTGCAGATGTTCAGGCGCGGCCATGCGTTTATTTCTGGGCGCGTTTCAATCCTTTCTCGACCCTGCGGTCACGGTTTTGCTTGAGCCTCGCCGACAGGTTGACCGTGGCCAGACGGCCAATGACCTCCCGTTCCTGCTTGGCGTTGATCCGAATGATTTCTTGGAGTCCGTGCATTTTGTCCTTTGTGTTTGGTTGACCGTAAAGTGACCATCGCCATTTTGCTCATTTAACCGAGGTACACTGATGGCGGATGGTTGGCTGCGTAAGTGCAGCCAAATTATTTCTTGGCCTGATGGTAATTGGCGAGCGCCATCTGAAGGTTTGAACCCTTCTCGCACTCGCGGAAACCATACTCGAACGCCAGTTGCAACTGTGATTGATTGGTGTCTTGCGTCAGGACGATCGTGTCCTCGATGACCTTGGCCGGTGAGACGCCCGCGCCGTCGTGCCATTCTTTCAGCGCGTCACGAATGTATTCCGCGAATTCTCCGGGCTCGCCGCCGAGCTCCCCGGAATCAACCGTCACCAAGACGGTCTCATTGTATCCGCGTATGCCCGCGCCCATCTCGGACGGGCGTTCGATTTCATAGATCAGAGTTTTGGATTTCATAAAGTAAAGGCTGGCCGCGCACCTTCCAAAAGTACCCGCACAACAGGTGCGGGAAGGAAATCAGGACAGATGGCGACCAGCGAAAGTTTAGCGTGGCGAGCTGACGTACCAGAGGATCAGGAACGCCGCGCCAATTAGAAGGACTGCAATGCTGGCAATGGTTTCGGTTTTCATGGTGATTTGCTGATTTTTTTGACCGGCACATCCCGGCTGCGTTTATCCACGGTGACGATGCCCGGCAACGGCCAGATTGACACAGTGTAGTACCGGCTGTCCGGTATGCCGCACGCCTGCCTGACTTCAGCGTCATGCTTTCCGGGATCGGAGATGTACCGGGCGAGCAATTCAGGGGAAACGCTCATGCTTGGTAGCCCTTCGCAAATAGATGGTAAGCTGGTCGTCTGATTGGGATTCAAGCCAGCAGAGATATTGGCCACCGCTTTTGCCGGTGTACAGGCCGTGCAGCTTCAGGATCATTTCGTCGCGTTTCATGTCAGTAGCCTTTCACTTTGTCAATCCTACGGGCGATTGCGAAAGCCAGCAACAGATTGCCGTCAGCCACGGCAATATCCCGGCGAGCGCGTAAGTCGTCCAGCGGAATGTTGCGGGGTAGTTTGATTTTTTTGGGTGATTTGGTTTTCATAAAGTCAGTTCAATAGTCGCATCACCGGCTTGGCCGATGATGCGAGTGCTGGACTGTCAGTGCTTGACGGGCGGGAGATGCTTCCCGCCATGCTTGGTTTGCTTCATTCGTTTCACCTCCTTAAATATCGTATCCCCAGAGCGTGTAGATCAGGATTTTGGTCTTGGTCTCGCGCTTGATGTGAGCGCCACGATCAAAGTATTTGCCGCTGCAATCGTGGGCGCTGTTCGTGCGGGTCGGCTCACCATGTTCTTCGAGATACCGTTTGGCCAGCTCCTTGTCGGTGAACAGCAGCCAAAAGATGCCGCTGTCGGATTCAATGCGGCTACGTTCGAGCTGCGTGATCCCAGCCGGATGTTCGTGATCGCGCTCCCATTGTGAATGATGGTAGCGTGTACCTTCACGCGCTGATCCATTGATGCAACCAGTCGCCAGCAAAAGGCGCTCGACATCGAAATGGTTCATCCAGCACCAGCCACCAGTGCCCAGCAGGATCGCGCCGGGATAGATGCCGCAACGCGGGTTGAACTTGTTGAGCCAGTCGGCGAGCTGATCGCCGTACTGACCGCATTGCGGCCCGTTGGGATCAGACTGGTCGAGGACGTTCAGCGCGAACTCTCCGCGTGAATTGATCCCAAGAGAGGCTTCGTTTTTCCATGTGATGCCGAATTTTTGGGCAAGATTTTTGAGACCTTGAACGAGTATTTTTTCTCGCGCCCATGATTGTTTTAGAGGGTTCATGTGATTTCCTTTTTTGGTGTAGCGTGATTGCTACAACCGGCCACCTCTGTCGAAGTGGCCGGGTGTAAAAGTCACCATCCTCTTTCCTTCCGCGCCTGCCGCCTCGCCTCGGCCAGCGTCATCACTTTCTTCAGCTCGCGCACCCGCGCATCGTACCGGCCCGTTGAGACGCGGATCATAAAGCGGTAGATGTCCTGCGCCGTCGCCGAGACCTCCCGGCGCGTGCCGGTTGGCCGCATCACGATCACGTCGCCATCCGCCAGCGTCACAGCCAGCCGCCTGCGCCGATCCTTGCCGAATTGTCCGCCCAGTTCGTCACGGGTCATCGCAGCCACGGGTGATGGCACTTGAGCGATGACTGCGCCCGCCTTGTCACGCACCGGCCTTTTATGTCCAAAGGTTCTCACGGTTTGACCTCGCTTTCTCCGGTTGGCTCGTTTCAGATTTTGCTGGCTCGGCATTTCGAGCCCTGATTTTAGCAAAGTCGATCAGCCAGCCCGTGCCTTCGCAGGCCGGGCAGTTGTCGCGCTGGATTCCTCGCCTGCATCCGCATTTGAATCCTGTTTTTGGTTGGTACATACGATTTCCTTTGGTTCAAACGATGATCTCGTCAGCATCCGAATTACGGATGGACGCCCGTGTGGGCGTTTCGATCTTCAGGTAAATCACCAGCACTCGATGAACGGCTGGATGTCGGTTTTGTAAATCCGGTCGCAGATGGTTTCGTACTGGATTGCGATTTGGATTTTACCCTTCAGGCGGCAGTCGATGGCCGTCACCTTGTTCCACGCATAGTTGGTCAGCGCGTTGGCGCATTTGAACGCCCGACGACCTTTGAAGCCAAGGCGAAACGCCAACGTAGCGTTCCGGGCATTGCCGTACTTTTCGACAAATGCCTTCGCCTCGGTTTCATCGTCGAGGTTGAGCTCGATCTTGAACAGTTTTTTGCTCATGCGATTTATGAGCGTTGCGGAATGATGCCAACCGTCACCTTGCCAACAACCAGCTTTTCAAAGCCGCCGTTTTCTTCAGCCATCTTCTCGAAAGATGCGAAGCTGAAATACGATCCGTAGTTGTTGCCGTCACTGTCACAGATCGAAACATTCGATCCGTTGGGCACGATCAGGAATGTGAAATTCCCACGGCCACGCTTCACGATTTTGAATACTTCAGTCATACGATTTCCTTTATGTTCAGATGATGGACTCATCAGTACCGGATTTACCGGCAGACGCCCGTAGGCGTTTCGTCCTTTTATTCACCTCCTTTCAAGCCCAAACTCACGTTCACAAGATCGTGAACGAAATCCCGCCGCCCACCCTTGAATTCGTTGATGAGGGACGCGACGGCATCGTGGCCTTGGCTGTCCAGACCGGATGCCGGGCCTTTCAGGAATGCCGACAGCTCCTTTGCGACCACGGTGATGACTGCCCAGAACTTCCAGCGCCACCTTGATTCGGGCATCGCTCGTGGCGATCTGTTTTTTGAGTTTCTTGTCGGCCAGTGCTTTCGATTTTTTGCTCATGGTTTGATCCTTTGTTCAGATAAGTGAAGTCTCATCAGTGTGCGCGTAACGCACAGACGGCCACTTGGCCGTTTCGACCTTACAACCAGCCCTGCGCCTTGGCGAACCGCTCGATCTCATCCCAGCCGATGCGATGGCAACCGGCGACCACGCCCTGATCGTTTACGGCGTCAAGCTGGAAGTCGCCAACCTTGAACGTCTCGCCATTGCGATGCCAGCCGGTTTCGCGCTTGCTGGTGATGAACCGGAAGGCGAGCTTGGCTTCAGCCAGCGGAAC